TTCCCCGCATCTCTCGGTACGACGTGGATACGGAAACCCCTAGGCCGGAGAAGTTGGTGGTGGATTTCGATACCACCGTCAATTCCTCACCCACAGATATCTCGGGGCAGGGGAATCATGGGACGTTTTACAACGGTGCCTCCTACTCCGCAGCAGATAAGGCCTTTACATTCGTCGGATCATCGAGTACGGGGGTGGATTCAAGTGATAAAATTCAAAGTACATATAATTGGGGAAGTACGGCACCCGCGCATACATTTTCGGTATGGTTTAAACGAACTGCAAATTTAGCAGATTGGGAATGGATATGTAGTTTTGGTCAGGCAAACAATACTGGTGGAAATCCGGGTATACTGATGAGTGGAGACACTTACAGTGGTGGTGCTAATCTTATTTCATTTGATACATTTAATGATCAAGTAATAACGACTTATGCTGTACCACTGGGTGTATGGACTCATGTTGTCGCGACTTTTAATGCCGCAAGTACTGCGTGGAGTCCGGATAACTGTAAAATTTATGTAAATGGGGTATTAACACCGGGAACAAATGCATCAGTGGGAAATTTAAATGTAGTGGGAAATGAAATAACACTCGGTGCAACTCATGAAGGTAAAAGAGGGTTTACTGGCCAAATTTCAAACTTCAAACTCTACTCGGTCGCCCTCGAAGCCTCGGAGGTCCGTAAACTCTACAACTTGGGCCGAACCGGGCGGTCCATGGTCATCAGCGACACGGCCGTCGGTATCGGGAAAGTCCCTGAAGCCCAATTGGATGTGAGGGGGAACATCAATTCTGAGGGTATAATGACCAATAAAAACTATATGTTTTTTGCCACCGGACCCACAACAACTAATACTCAAAATGATTTTGGCACTTCGAATGATGTATTAGCAGATTTCAGTCGTATAGAATTTGAACTGGGTAGTGGATTCGATACGAGTACTAAGACATATACCATACCTTGTTCGGGATATTGGGAATTTAATTATTGTATATTGGCAAGAAACCGAGCTGCAGGTGTCAATCAGTACGTGATGGGAAGGTGGCTCATAAATGGAGTAGTGAAGGATATCCGGACGTTTATATATTTTAAGGGCAACACTAATGGAGCACAAGAAGCTGACCTTATCGGTCATATTGTAGGGTATTACACAGCCGGTACTACGATAGCAGTCCGTGTTACTCAAAATACGGGTAACACAGACATATACATGCAAAATGTTTACTCACATCTGTTTGGGAAATTGTTACATTAAAAATATCAGTTTAACATAGATGGCAGAATTTGCATTCCAAGACCTTCCAATGGAACAATTATGGAAAAACCTCCGCGAAGAACGCAACACGCGGCTCGCCGAGGTGGATTGGGTGTTTTCGGGGGACTATAGGGTCGATATAGAGATGTATCAAGAGTGGCTCCTTTATCGTAAGGCCTTAAGGGACCTTCCGTCGACAACAGAAGATCCTGCGAACCCTATATGGCCCAAAAAACCTGCTACGGTCAATGGTAAAACGGTCGATTATTATGAACGTGACACTCAATCGACTAAAATAATTCTTCTTCAAAATGTTGTCAACGGTTTAATGAAGAGAATACACAATCTGGAGAATCCGTAAAAATAAACTCTCCATATAATATAAAATGTCTGGTGGTATTGCCCAACTCGTTGCTGTCGGTGCCCAGGATGTGCACCTCGTCGGTCAGCCGGAAGTCAGTTTTTTCAGGTCGACCTACAAGCGTCACACAAACTTTTCTCAAACCGTCGAACGTCAGGTCATTCAGGGCAACGTCTCGAACAACGGTATGTCCACCATCCGCTTCGAACGAAAGGGGGATATGCTCGGGTATGTCTACCTCGTCGCCAATGATGGGACCAAGACCCTCCCTATAGGTGATTGGACTACCGTCATCTCCAAGGTTGAGCTTCTCATCGGTGGTCAGGTGATTGACGAGCAGGATTCTATTTTCTCTACTCTCATCGCCCCGGCCCTATCGGCTAGCTCCTATTCGAAGTCTATCGCTGGTGGTCTCGGTAACACCCGATTTTACCCACTTCGTTTCTCTTTCTGTGAGAACTGGCAGTCCGCCCTCCCTCTCATCTCGCTCCAGTACCATGACGTCGAGCTCCGTATCACATGGGGTGGTGTCGCCGCGGACAGTAGCCGTAAGTGGGATGTCTACACGAACTACGCGTACCTGGACACCCAAGAGCGTGAGATGTTCGCGGGGTCCCCCCAAAACATGATCATGACCCAGGTCCAGAAGGCGATCGCATCCAAGTCCAAGATACAAGAAATGAACTTCAACCACCCTGTGAAGTACTTGGCATCTGCGGACTCGGATACCGATCTCGCCATCCTCAGTGAAAGAAATAAGCTCAAGCTCCAGATCAACGGTACTGACGTCGCCGACTATAAGTTTGCCGACCCCCACTTCACCACAGTACCCCTGTATTACCATTCCTCCAATGGTGACTCCACCACCGCTAAGCGACTTTTCTTCTACCCCTTCTGTCTGGATGTCTCCAAGCTCCAACCCACTGGTTCCCTGAACTTTTCCCGTCTGGATTCGGCTCGTATTATTAACGACAAAGACATCTGTGATAAGGATGTCTACGCTGTGAACTACAATGTCCTCCGTATCGAAAATGGTATGGGTGGCCTTTTATATTCTAACTAATTAGTAACTATGTTTTGGAAGATTGTTTTCCTACTCGCCATCGTTTTTGTATTGACGTACGATCCTAAGTCTAGGACACTCGAAAAAATTGTTGGTCAGCCCACAGCCTCAACAGACAAATCGTGTGAACACGCGCATTACGAAGCCGTTCAATTTGCTCAGACACCATATGATTGTCCTTCTCAGGGGAAGACTAAAATGGGTGTAATTACTTAAAAAAGAAAACATATACAATTGTATAATGATCCCAATCAACCGCGAAACCCTATTGACCATCGCGACCATCATTTGCGCAATCGGTGTCATCTACTTGTTTAAGGAGATGAACAAAACGAGGGAAGAAATGAATTCTTTCAAGACCTTTTCCAGTCAGGTTGTAAAGAAACTCGCTGCCCCAGAGCCCAAATCTGAGCCGGAGCCGGAGCCGGAGCCGGAGCCCGAACCGGAACCCGTGAAGGTTAAATCAGCGGAATAAACTTATCATCTTATTATAACTTGCGAATGCGCAATGAAAAAGTACAAAGCGATAGCAGTACCAATAACTTTTGCAGATGGAAAACCAAAATTTCTCACAGTGAGGGATTGGAGATTTAAGGATTGGATTTTCGTCACAGGTGGGTGTAGACGTCGAGAAATCCCAAACCCCCTTCGTTGTGCCCTACGAGAACTTGAAGAAGAGACGAGGGGTGTCGTCGCACTTAAGAGTGGTGAATATACCGAATTTAAATTTACAGTCAAGGAAAGTCCAACTGTGGATCTTGAATATAATGTCTTTATATTTTTCGTAAATTATACAAAATCTGAACAACAGATACAAATAAAGAAATTTTATGAAGAAAAGCACAGAACAAGTGTTAAAAAAAGTCTGAATCAACCCATACGAAAAACATATGATGAAAATGATTATATGAGCTACGATACACTCGAAGAGTTTAATGTTCGTAAGCGGTGGAAACTCATCATAGATAATGTAATCAAAAATCCTCAATTTTATGCGTGTATAAGTTCTCTCAATAGAAAAACCTTCTCTATTAAATAATGAAGTCAAAAGCTTTCATCTTAAGACAGATTGGCGAACTCCTTGATAAGAACCGAGGTCTCTGTGGGGAAGAGATTCAGGTATGGTTCAAAGAAAATGAAGAAAAAACAGTCTATGAGCTTCTTACTATAAAGAAGCATCTCTCACAAACTCAAGAATTTCAAGATGTTTCATGTATGCGATGGTTTAGAGAAGAAACACCTTAATATAGTATGTTTAAGAGTTGGTGCGCTTCACAAAAATTTAACAATGCATCCAATTTATCACATGTACTTCTGGACGGGGGTAAACTCTCCGTGCCGTTTGATAAATTGGATAACTTTTACGAGAAGTACGTAGAAGCTGTCAAGCGTGGGGATAGACTCTACGTCGTGGAACAGAAGACAGAAAACTATAACTTTTTCGTGGATATCGATTACAAGAACAGCGAAGCGTTGAACTTGGATGAAATCAAAGATATTTGTAAAATTATTTGTGATAAGGTGAAGCGTCATGGTGGTCGCGACTGTATCATCTCAGTGGCCCCACCAAAACCACATGGGGACCTAATCAAAACTGGTATTCATTTAAATTGGTACGGCCTCGTTGTGGATCAGGCTTCGGCAGTTGCGCTTCGGGAACATATTATCATAACCCTTACTCGAGCAAAGGGTGGTGTAAATTGGAATGAAGTTGTAGATGCCTCTGTGTACGGTTCCGTAACTAGAAAAACGATGGGAAGTGGTTTTCGAATGCCGTGGTCATATAAAAAGGCGAAGCATACTGCTTGTAATGGACAGGGGTGTAGTGAATGTATTGGTGGTAAGATAGACCAACTCGCATATCTTCCGGTATTTAAGTATGTGCATGGTCCACTCAGTTCTATCATACGTATAGTACAGGAAGCTTCTGTAGAAAATTTACGTATGATTGTCGTACGAACGGATGCACCCCAAAATACTATTATAGAATCACCATCTTCAAAACTCAGGGAAGGTACTTTCACGGTGACTCAAACGAAAGATGAACTTATGGATGAACAGGTTAAATGTGAAATTGAGAGATTCATTCAGAAGAATTTAGAAGGACAACAAAATGCTTCAGTGACCAAGGTTTTCAAACATGGAAATTGTTTCCTTGTCTCTACAAACTCAAAATATTGTGAAAACCTCAAGCGAGAACATGGATCCAATCATGTATGGTTCATCATAAGTGGGAAAGAAATTGTACAGAAATGTTTTTGTACATGTGAGACCCTTGTTGGGCGTCGTGATGGTTTTTGTAAAGATTTCTGTGGGAGGCGACACATTCTTCCAAAGCCTCTCATTGATAAGTTGTACACCGATATCAAGAATTGTCTAGAGATTAAGAAACGCATCGAGAAACCCCAGGTGAATCAGAGTGACGCCAAACCCCTTATTGAAACGTTTATCAGGAAAAATATGAATGCCCCAGGGGATCTTCAGGTTATTTCTATCGTAAAAGTTAAAAATAAACACATAGCGCTTACAACATCAACGTATTGTGAAACGATCTGTGGACTACATGAATCATGTGTGATGTCCTATATCATAGATGGTACTAAAATTGTACAGAAGTGTCCTAAATGTAAAAAGAACACTGCTAGAACACATTGTTTGGATATAAAGATTATAAAGGTACTTAAACAGTAACATTCTTTAAACCGTAGATGATTACTCGTTCCGGGCGAAAGATAAAGAAACCTGCGGCGTTTGTACCCACAGAGGATAAGGTTGTTGATGATTATCAGGATGAAGAACATGATACAGACTTTGGCTCTGATTTAGATACAGAGGATGAGTGTTACTCAGATGAAAGTGAGGAAGATGATGATGACGACGCGGACGATAATGGAAATCTGAAGGATTTTATCGTCGATGACGAGAGTGAAAGTGAGGAAGAAGATGCTTAAAAAAAACAAAATATATATTAGAAATGGAAACTGATATCGGTAATCCTATTGAGTATAACCCAACTATGGAACCCATGATTCAAGAAGATAATTCGGTACCCATTCAACAGGAACCGGAGCCTCAGATGCCATATTATATGGACTACCCACCCCCACCACCTCAGTCACAAGAAAATGATATCTTTTCCAATATTGATAAATCTACCTGGATTATCGCATTCGCTGTATTCCTATTGGGCTTTTTTATGGGAAAAACCATGCAACCGGTGATCCTCAGGTATTCTTAATCTCCTCTAAACGTCTCTTTAATTTTTCTTCATCCGTTTCAATAGGAATTTTTATTTTACCACTCTCATGTGGAAAACCATGCAACCAGTGATCATCAGGTATACTCGAGTATGCTGTGAAGGTCCCTATATCCCCGTATTTTGGGGGTATGAAATGGTTTATAAATGGACCTCTATATGTATCTTCGATGAAGCCAGCAGTTGTACTGACTTCGGGTTCCGTTTTGTTTTTTAAGTCAAATGTTGGATTAAAAAACAAAATAAAGAAAGCACTGACCAAAATAATTGTAACAAGTACCTTGATCATTTTTGTTTATTGTATATGGATATTTTTTATGAAATTAAGCCTCCTCCTTCACATCTGCAAGTTTATCGTCAACCTCACGTTGCTTCCGACGCTCTTCCAATTCAAGAGCAACAATGGCGTCTGCTTCCTTCACGAGTTCTTCCATGGGGGTATCAGGCTTTTCCTTTTTCAGACGCTCGAGAACCTCTGCAGGATGTGATACTGGGGCTTCGTCCGATTTTGTATAGAACATGGAGTTCTCATCACCAGGTACGTACTGGGATTTGGTTTCCGCCATCCCCTGCTTACGTTCCTGGAACATACGCGCAGCTTGGGCTTGATTTTCCTTGTAACCAGACATGATTTCCTCGAGTTTCTCGTTGGTGTAGTGTACATCTTCGATTTTTGAGGAATCGGGGGGAATGAGTAGCCATTTGTACATATCTACGACGTAAATATCGAACGTAGGATCCTCTTTTTGGAGACGTTTGGCGTGATTAGCCGCCTCATCCCGGGTTGAGAATGCGCCACGAATCTTGATACCAAACTTATCATTCTTTTGGGGTGCTTCAGGACCGATGACGGAGAGGCATGCAAAGATTTGTCCAGGTACGGTGGTATAATCAGTTTCCAAAGACATTATATTTATGTAATGCCGCTAAACTTTAAGCCCTAAGTGTACGACTGAAATGTGAAAAGTAAGCAATAAACATGTACCCCAACGATGGTAGAAATCATCATGACGGCATCGCCAATGAGCTTAGTACGATCTACATGATCAATAACAACCCAAAGCTCGCACCAATCCGTGAAAAGTTGGGCCACTTGGTTCACAAGGGGGGTACATCCATGAACCCCGACGCAATATGCGAAGAAACTGGTGTAAAGGTTTCCATGAAGAACAAAGAATCTGAAAGTGGTTCATTTGACTGGAAAAACATGTCGTTTACCGACAAAGATTTCAACGAGATTCACCAATCGATTATTAAGTTTTACAAGAAATTTCCAGAGGATGAACAGTGGGTACGGAATACATACAAAGAGCTGTTCCACATCATTTGTAAGACCATTGACCCCAATGTGATGCTCAATCGTGTTCTTGATGGGCACGATTCAGAATGGATACTGGTTAATTTCCGAAAAAAACGTGAGATGACCTTATTTCATAGGGATGAGCTACTCGAACTGTGGAAAAACCCAGGTAAATGTATCGTCAATAACAAGTACGCAAGTGGAAAGATTGAGGGAACACCCAATCTTCGCATACGTATTTGCTTAAATAATGGAATTAAAGCACTCCTTGGACGAGGGTCTACAATATGTGTAAAGATTCAACAAGATCAACCCCGTAAGCTTCTCAAGCAACTGACGAAATCTATTGTGTGCGTGTACTAATTATATCAGTATTATCATTTTTATCAATAAGAATACAAGACCGTTTTAAATTTTTCGCAGCTTTCCCAGTTGTCCCCGATCCACACATAGGATCAAGTACTATATCCCCTTCATCTGTAGAAATTGAAATGATTCGTTCGAGGAGTTTAATTGGCTTGGCTGTTGGATACGTTCGTAATTCAGAACCTTGACTGATTGAATGAATATCATCCCATAAATCCGTACATGGTTTTCCTTCAGTCTCATGAAGAAATATTTTCTTATACAATTTAGAATTTTTCGTTTTGGGTATGTGTATTCGATTTTCATCCCTAAGACGTTCGAGTTCCTCTTGTTTGATTCTCCACCCAGATGATGGTGTGTACACTTGATCATTGAATTGAAATGTATACATATACCCTTTCTTTGTATTTTCTGTGACGATATGTCCTAGAGCGTAATTACCCCTCTCATCCTTATTAGTAAATGATTTTTTCAGATACATCTCATCCCTAGATTGATACGTAAGATTGAACTTCGGATTTTTCAATCTATTACATCTGAATATGATATCAATTGTAGCTCCGAGTTTATGTTTCACATTATTTTTAGATCGACACTTTTTCCAAAAAATTGGTTGCACATACTTAAACTTTTCTCTAAGAATTTGTTCCGGTGTGAACATTTTTTCAGCTGATATATGAAAAAAAAGGGATCCATCCTTCTTCAGTTTTGGAATACATCGATCGATAACCTTTTCAATAAAATCTTTATAGTCATCACCTTTCCATGTATCTGAGAATCCTGTGGAGTTTTCATGAGACATCGTATAGTCACGACCACTATCAAATGGTGGATCGAGATAAATCATTGCGACTGATTCATCTTTCACGAGAGAGAGTTTTTCCAGACAATCTCCTATGATATACTCCATTACAATTTTTACGTGAGGAATCTTTAAACCTAAGTAAGTAGATTAAAAAGACGAAATCATGCTTCAATATGGAAGAGATTCGAAAAAATCACAATGAAACCAAGAGGCTATTGATACAATCTGTTGCACGAGAAGGACAACACATTCTCGATGTTGGTTGTGGTTTCGGTGGTGATCTTCAAAAATGGAACAAATGTGGCGTCAACATAAACATGTGTGACCCCGACCCATCTGCATTAGAAGAGGCTCGTTCACGTGCGAAAAGTATGAACATGCGAGTGAATTTTTATGAGGGAGACATTCATAAATGTCCACTTAGAACATACGATATCATTTGTTTCAACTTTTCTTTGCATTATATTTTTGCATCAAAGGGTCTTTTTATGAGTTCTCTCAGGGAAATTAAGAAACGTATGAAATCGGGTGGACGACTCATCGGTATCATCCCAGATTCAGAGAAGATTATTTTCAAGACACCTTTAGTTGATGATATGGGAAATTTCTTTAAAATGAAGGACCACGGAAATGGGGGGTTTGGTGAAAAATTGTGGGTACATTTATCAGACACACCGTATTACGCACAGGGACCTAAACCAGAACCCGTAGCATATAAAGATCACCTAGTAACACAACTAGAAGACTTTGGTTTTAGAATGGAGAAATGGGAAAATCTCACAGGAAACCCAATCTCAGAGTTGTATAGCAAATTTATCTTTGTCTATAACAGATGATACTATTCCTCGTTCTCATAAATATATGGATTCTCTATCAGACTCGAGAACCTCAACGATTACTCGAAGTCAAAGAGAAATATAATATCCTCAGAGAACATTTACGTGAGACAAATCATGAAAAGTTTCACAAATTAAAGCGATGTATTCCAATTACCGGTTTCACGTACATGCACAATACAGTTGGATTTAATACGAATAAAGGTGGTGAAATTGGTGTATGTCTCGATGGTACAGTTAACCAGATTTTTCATGTCCTGATACACGAACTGGCGCATTGTACAGTACGCGAGTATAATCACTCGAAAGAATTTTGGGATAATTATATAGAACTTCGAGACATTTGTGTACAATTAGGTATATATGAAAAAATACCAATTAGGACTACTTTTTGTGGTGAGCATGTCCAGGATAAATAATCTGTATTTATATAAATGAAAACACCTTTGAGTGTACTATTCTTAACCGTGTTTTATTGGATTGTGTTATACGGTGCAACCATGGTAACTCAATTTTCAACAAATTACAACTTCAATCTCATATGGATGACCCTTGTATTACCAAACCTTTTACGATTAGTGGTTGGTAATATCCCACGACTTGCTGTAGATCGTGTATTTTTCCTTTCTACTACAGTTATCGCGTTACTCATTACTTACATATTCAACAGGTTCGTTAAATCTACAAAGGATGGTATCGAGGAACCTAGTTCGGACAAAAGCAAGAAACTTAAGTCGAGTTTCTTGCTCATGGGGGCATTCGCCGCTGGAGCGTTCATAACTTATGGTATTGGTATTGATACTTCTATTTACAGTAACATGGGGTGGGAAACTCAAGGCTTAACGATGTAATCCTTGACGAAATAAAAGATAATAGCCGCGACAACACCGGTTGAAGCAAGGCCAACCATACTTCTGCTCCCCTGTTCGTTAAGGAACCTGGGAACAGAGGTCGCGAGGCGATCTTGAATAGGTTTGCTAATAGCAGCGGCGGTACAGGCTGCGACGACGAGAGCGGTGAGCTGTTCATCGGTTAGGTTGAGAGGGTTCTTCTTCTCTGGTTGGGAGCCACCCTGCTGAGGGTTGGGGTACGCCGCTTGAGGCTGAGGAGCCGTCATTTGTGGCATCACACCTTGCATCCTGGGTTCGTCGGTCATCATGGGGGGCTCCATCATGATGTCATTGATGGGGGTAGAATCCATCGTCGTCTCTTTACTTTGATGTATATTTTTTTCATGTGCAAAAGACGTGGATGGATTGTCTTGAATGGGAACCATTCCATCACCATCATCCGCCAAATTCATGGTATTCACGTGTTCTGAAGCCATTTAATATAGCTACATGTTTTTCAATTCAACACTCAACGCGTCTTTGTGATTTTCAGATTTGTCTTTTTTGTTGCCTTCTTGGCGTCTTCCTCTTTCTGTTGAGAATGTTTAGGGTTATACATCTTCTTGTGAAGTTTCCATAGATCCGGGCCACCAACTCTAAAGTTCTTTCGCACTGTCGCCTTGTACCAAAACACACAATCCTGTATCTTGTTAGACTTGACTGTATTGTCTAACACGAGACACTCGTAATTTTCTGTACATGCGTCCATGACCTTACAAAACATATCAAAGGATGGGAAGATACCAAAAAAAGACTTATACAATTTTTCCCTATTCTGAATAATGTTTTCCCTGAGGATGAAGACATAATCAACATTCGCACGCAAGGCTGGTGGGAGGTCCATCACGTACTGCATCGTGAGCATGAAGAAGATTTTCCAGTGACGACCATTCATAAAACATTGTCGAATACATGTATCTTTTAGAAACTTCGAATCGTACATACAATCATCCAGAAGCATGAACGCTCCACAATTTTGTTTACCGGCACCCACCAACTTCCGCTGTCTCGCCATCACTCGTTCTATAGCATCTCGGTCGTAGTCACCATAAATGAACAAGTCGGGAATAAACTCAGAATAAAAATGGTTACCCTCTTCAGTTCCTGAAAGAACAATTCCTGCTGGAAGATGTTTCTTATGATACATGATGTCCTTTACGAGGGTTGATTTACCTGTATTACGCTTACCAATAAATACAATTACCTTATCATCCGCAATTGATTCAGGTTTGAATTTCTTCAACTGAAGGTTCATTCTATTGTACTATCTCGTTTTATTTAGCATAATTTTACTCATACCAATTATTAAAGATGAACATGCAGACTGGTTTCGGTGATGATGGTGATGCAATGATGGAACGGTATATTTCTGACATGTTTAATATCATCCAACCCGTTATAGAAAAGAGTGCTTTACTCGCCGCTGAGTATTGCAAGGCTTGTGGAAGAGATATACTTCTTTCAGAAGACATGGAATATGCGATGAAGTACTGTGCGATGAACACAGTTGGTCAAACAATTGGGTCTATCGTACCAGAAATATACGATGACGAAGATTGTGAAATAGAAGAGGTGGACCCAGGGGACTGTCCACCATTCGAGAGATATTCAGGTCCTGATCCAGATTTTATCCAGGTGAATGAGGCGTACGATAGATGGGATAACTGGATCCCTCAAAACCCGACAGAAAAGTTGTTAAAAAATGCTGTTAATAGTAATGAGTACATGGGAGCCTGATAGTTGGTCATTCTCGTATAAAGGATTCAAGTCTTATGATTCGGATACAGGCTCTAGTGAAGATTCATCAGACGATGAACAAATCTTTTCGAAAACAAAAACAATTAAAACAAAAAGATTTAAAAAGATCGTAGAACAACAGGACCTATTACCTGAATAATTTTCCTAGTGTAATATATAAAATGTCCACGATTAGCGCCGCCCGTAAGACTGTCGATCTCGTTACCCAGGAACTTCAATCCCAAACTCTCAACTCCATCGTTGGTGGTTTCTCCTTCGCCGCTGCGATGTCCTGGATGGATCTCATCCGATGGTTCATCACCCAGCTCGTGAAAGTTCCCAAGAACAGTGGGTCCCAATACGCGCTCACCGCTTTGTTGACTACCCTCATCTCGGTAATCGTCTTTCAGATCATCTCCCGTATTAACGGTAAGGTGAAGAAACCCGCGCAACCCGTATTTGCTATCACTCGCTAATCGGTGGTTGGTATCTTTTAGGTTGTCGTTTCATAAGTAAAAGTAATATAAGACCGATGAATACAATCACAGTAATGTAGGTATATTCTTTCTTCCATCTATAAACATTCTCCACTACTTCGGGAATGCTTATAGGTTTTTCTACCACTTCTTCAATTGGAACTTTTGTTAAACCTTCAAGTTTGTCTGTTGAACATTTTATCTCAAACTTTAGAACGTGATCAGTGTTTCCAACTTCATATGTCGTGAGAACACCATTATTCATGTATAAAAATTCAATTCCAAGATTTTTGATCATCTTTTGTGGTCCTGAGTGAAATCGGTGTACGAGGGGATCATCAAAACCGTTGAATGTTATATTTGTTGTACCATTAAGAAGGATATGACCCGTATAATGTGGTGTTCCCTTCTGTAAGCCATCGTGTGGTCTTCCCACATACACAGATTGATTAAGTTCATCGGATCCAGAAGATAACCTAAGAATTAAAGAATTTGGTGAAGGTACTTGAGGTGTAGGAATACGTGCAGATATAAGTCGTATCTCCTCGACGTCATATATGGGATTTTCTAACGTAATGACATAGTTATTAGATTTGGGATATACACTCAAATCACGCTGATTACTATCGATGGATAGGTTATGAACCTTCATTAAAATAGATGTATACTATTTTAATGAATGTTTTTATCTATGACCTACATGTTTAATGGGAAAGGGAATGGGCAAGTGGGTTGTTCTGGAGCTGACGCTTCGCGATATCGAGGGATTGGGTGTTAGGGTTCTCATGACCCTTGTACGCATTGAATTGGTGGAATGGCTTCTGGTTGTACTGCTGCGTCCAACCACCATTCGCAGCATTCACGCGACCATCGACACGTGTAGTATCAGATCGGACGGTGGTAAGACGACCACCTTGCTTCAGAGCACTTTCACGAACGTTCATGCGACCCGCGTTACCCATGCGGTTAGGCTTACCACGACGATCTTCTGGGCGGAAACCATACTTCATGAGTTCCTCATTGGTCTTCGCGGTGACCTGAGCAGCAGCGCTATTCGTGTACGCACCATGGTGACTGTGGATACCTGGAGCGGGTTGGTTGTAGTACGCGTACTGTTCATCGTTACGGTCGCTCTTGAAACGTGTAGGATCTTGCGACATTGTCTGTGCAGAAATGAAACGCTTCGCACCATTGAACCCAAGTCCATCTGTACGAAGGCCGGTTTCTGAACGATTGGTCGTCCTCTTGGTCTTTTCATGCTCATTACGGGGAACAACACCAGACATACCCTGAGCACGACCAGGCATGGTGGGTAGTCGAGAAGGGAGGTGTGCGGTTGTTTCGGGTTTATTGTGTGTAAGTTCACCAATAGTTGAAGATCGACCACCAGTGATATCAGCAGCTGGACCAGTACGTCCGGGGAGTGTCGTGAGTTTATACGCCCCAACATTCACAGGATTGACCCTTAACATCTGCTGATACCCACCAACTGCGGGTGTATCAGCACTTACACCAAGACCTGGACCGACAAGTTGCTTCTCCACGGGGGAGAGGTTATTCATACGACCATTATCATACATGCGGTTGCGCATGTTGAGAACCTCTTGACCACCACTTCTCCGCTGCTTGGAAATATCAGCGAAACTCTCCATCTCCATCTTATGAGGAACCTGAATAGCTGGTTCGAAATTTTCATTTTCGACTTCTACGGTAGCCTCTACCACTGGTCGTGGTCGTTTCTGTTCCACTTTAGGTGGTTGAGATCTGGTACTCAAAGTTCGTCCGGCATACACGAGACCGGCTACAGCCATGAGCGAGATGGGATCAGCCATTCTTACTTCTTATTAACATTTTTATTAACATACCTTTGCTGAAAGAGACCATTCTGAACTTCGGCACGGGTACTCGCGGGTTCATATCGCATCGTCCGGAGAGGCACCATACATTTTGTGTCGTTCAATGGGAAGAGTTTACGTTCATACGTCTGGACTATAGTTTTGTTGAAACGGGAAGTCGATTGGGGACGAAGTTGATCACTTGTGTCGATGTACTGGGCTGGAGATCCCTTACCAGCCATGTATGGGGCAGTTCCATACAACATGGTGTTTGGGCGACATCCACCACAGTTGAGAGTACTGGGCTGAGGATATACAAAAACTTCATCGGTTGCTTTTACTGAAGGAATGGCACCCTTGTTTTGAACTCGAGAAAGGCCAGGTTGGAGCTGATACGCCATTTATTATTACATGAGAATATAATCTAACTATAGGTTCCTCCACCCCCTCGCACACGACCACCACCTCTAGGTCCCCTGACGTCCCCATCCCCACCAAGACCAGCGAACGCCTCAAGTTGGACACCACGTGCATTTGGATTACAGAATTGGGTATCACTCTTACACATGGGACCATTCTTGGGTCCATATAACCACTCAGCGAATCCTGTTTGGTCACCGGCTAGATCAGTGACTGGATTCGATACAAACTGACGCTCAACTGCATTCCTCATATACTTGGGTAATGGGGAACGGGAACGACCAGAATCAAACGGAACTCGATTTCCGTTTAAGTTTTGTACCGTAGGTTTTACACTTGAATAGTAACAGGCTTCTAGACGATTAGGGGCATCTGTAAAGTCAGTGATGAGAACATTAGCCATAGGATTATCCACAGTTGGCATCTGACATTTTTCATTATCTATGCTAAAACCATAGCTCTCATCAATCATTTTCGACTTATAAAGAATATATATCACGGAAAGGACGGTCGCCCCTAAAACGAATATACGAGCGTCACGACGAATGAGATAAATCATACACGACGCATAAATAATAAAACGGGAGGCTGCATTAATACGATCCACTGGGGTTTGTTCATTTGTCGGCCAGAACTGCGTAATCTGATCCGACCTAACGAGTTGCTGGGGATCGTCGAACCAAGCTTTCATTTAATATAAGTTGAGGTTTATTTTTTGGGGAGGTTACCAAGCATTCCACCCATCATCTTCATGAGTGCGTCCTGATCAATACCACCACCATCATTTTGCATCTTATCAGCACATTCCTTGGCGATACCTTCGATCATTTTGAGAGTATCATCGGGGATCGAGGTAATCGTTGTACCAAGCATGTAGAGTGTCTGAAGATACTGCCATGTCGCCGCCCGTGTATTCTCGGACATCTGCTCCCAATATGACTTGATATTGAGATCCTTCAAGAAATCGATCGTATCAATTTCCTCGATAAGAAATGTTTCATCTTTGGATGAAATCTTATCAGCGTATGGTGTTACACCTTTCATGTAAGCATCCACAACGAGACGAGGATTGGTTGACTTCAAAATATCGAATGAAGTCATCATTTTCTTAATGCCTTTTTCCTCTGGAAAAGTCTTGTGCAATTCCACAAGAAATTGACCCATCATATCGTTAAACGCAGTAACGGACGCCATTTTCTTATTATATTGGTTTAATCTTTAAGTTTAGAAAGGGTCAGTAGAAATAGTTTCTTTCTGTCCTACACCACCAGACACAATAAAGAATACGAGAATAGCATTCAGTGCCGCTGGTTTTGTATATTTATTGAGTTCTAGTTTACCCTCATTATTAAGATGGGCCTTCAGATGAATGTACGCCGCGGTGATACCACCCGCGATGATAGCGGCATATACCGGGTCGCGCAAATAATCGGAGAGTTCCATTTAATTATAACCAACTTTTTTTGTACGCTGTTCTGGTGCATCCCCGAATAGAACATCATCTTCTTCCTCAACATGTGGTTCAGGCTGGGGCTCTGCATCAAAAGTGGGCACCGGTTCGGGTGCATGTACACCTGGTACAGTTTTGAATTCATTCTCGAGACCAGTTGGCTCGGGTTCTGATGCACACATAGACTCGGGTTCAGGTTCGGGTTCAGGTTCAAGTTCCGGTTCAGGTTCCATCATATTTTCATCAATCACATCTGGGTCAATACCATCATGGATCTCATTATCAAGTGAAATATCACGCGTGTCCTGAGACATATAGGTCTGAAGAATCTGCTGCACAGGAATGAGTTCCTTAACAGTATTTTCAATGGCGGTTGAAAAACGAGTGGTGAGTTTCTCGTCACGCACATATTCACTCTGTTCTTCTGTGAAAATGTAAGGATCCTTATACAAATCTTTCGCCACATTGTTATAGCAGGTCTGAATGAATACCTCTTCAGTTGGGAGTTTTAGAGAAATTTTCTTATTGTCCGCCCTTAGACGAACAGCGGAAAGAATTTTAGTACATGCGACGAATACAGCGGCAAGTAAATCACTGAACCATGCACACCGACTGGTAATATTATCACTATGATTTTTGGACATCGCGTTAGACCAATTTGGTACTTCCTTGAGAAGTTTCTGGAACATGATGAGAACCTTCCGACCCTTCGAGAGTTTTACAGATTCATCGTACATGTCCTGAAAAACCTCAATCATTGCTGGACACATTATGAGATACAGCTGACCCATATACTCCTTTTTCGCTTCTACCATGATACTCAGCTGTTCAGACATGATTTATAATAGTTTTACATATTTAAACTTTAACTCTCACGCATTTTGTCTGTACTTATTCGCCATCTTCTTCAAATTCATGAGATTTGGAAAATCACTCTCTTCTTCATGTACATTTTTACCACTATCTTTCTTCTTCTTATGCACTACCCATGATATATAAATATCATGGTCACTTATAAGTTGTACAGTAAAACCACCAAGTGAAAATTGTCGTGCAATATACTTCGCAGCCTGTGAACGATCAAAAACCGGATAACCGAGTAGAAATGCTGGAACAGTTAAGAAAATTTGTTTATGACCAAGTTCTACAATTTGTTTTATTTTAGTAGAAAATTGTTCATAAATCTTCATATAGATTTCTTTACGGAGTTGCTTTCTCTTGTCATCAATTTTCGTCACATCATTGATACTCAACATTACATTATAATGTCTTCAAATTATTTTTTAAGGAATCAAACTCACTCTTAGTTGGGTTTGCACTTTCTTTGACAATGTTGTAATCAATAAACTGTTTACCTACCGAACCCTCTACGAATGGTGTGATATCATCTGGTGCCTGGACACCGAGGGGCTGGCTGCGTAGTGATATGAGACGAACAATCTCATTCTCGATCTCAAATGTTGCAACAATCGAGAAACCAAATGAGAAACCATCCTTCTTTATAGTCATAAAGACACATTCGTATATATCCTTATCATCTCCACGGTATTTTGTGATTGATGTAGTCTCGATGATGTACGTACAGAGACCAGTACGTTTAGAAATTTCATGATTGGCTTGGAGAACAAACTCTTCTATCCTATCATTATCCACAACTGCTTCAACTTTTTGGTACTTAGAAAGGTCTGGTCTGGGATCATTAAGTTTGATTGGGGAAACTGGCTTCGTATGCCCTGAGAGACCAAAAGCTTCCGTGAAACCCTCGTGTTTAGTCATCAAGAGAAACACAACGACAATTAGTGTGAAAGCTAACAGGTAATTCATATTTACTATAATGCGTTAATTTTTTTTTACAAAATACCCTATAGATAATAGATGTCACTCCTGATATATAGTCCTAGATGCAAACACTCAATGGAAGTCATCGAGTACATTAACAAAGTTCCTCAGCTGAAGCAATTGGTGCATTATCATAATCTAAATACACAGGGTATTCCACCGAATTATAAGAATAAAATCAACCGTGTACCAACTATGCTCACGAAGAATGGTAAGATCTTAGTAGGAAATGAAATTAAAAATTGGCTTGACTCGCTGTTACCCAAGAAAGATGTTGATCACGCTGGGATCGGGGGTATGGGGTGTTCTATGACGTCACTTGATGGCGATACATCCACATCGGAAATGTTTAGACTGGATGATTATGGGCAATCTCTCCAACCGGCAATGACTCCTGAATTACAAGAAAAGATAGGTCGTGATGTTTCTAAGGGTGTTGCCTATAGTGATTTAAAGATGTAACGCACGAACACATTAGACATGAAGTTGGTTACAATACAGGCTTCAGCCTTTAAATCAACATTCGAAGTTTTGAAGGATATTTTAAATGATGTAAATATTTACTTTAGACCTGATGGACTATATGTCGTCACCCTGGATACAGCTAGAACTTCACTAGTCGATATGTATCTCGCGGCGGATAATTTTGAAGAGTATCAGTGTGACCAGGAAGAAATCATCGCTGGTATTAACATTTCAAATACCTTCAAACTCCTAAAGACAATCACAAATAACGATGTACTTCGTATCGAAATTAATTCAAAGGAATATATGGATATTGAGATTTTCAGTGAGACGAAAAAAACGAATACCAAATTTCAATTGAAACTTCTGGATATTAACGAAAGTCGTATCGAAGTTCCGGTCGTGGAAATGACTACCATAACAACGTTACCTTCGGCAGATTTCCAAAGACTCTGTCGTGATATGTCCAATATTGGGACGGATATTGAGATTAAACGGCACGGAAGTGAGATCAGATTTAAATGTGAAGGTGATTTTGCTAATCAGGAAACATCTATAGAATGCCCTGGTGAAAGTCCAACTATATCTGGTCTATATAGTCTAAAGTATCTAAATATCTTTACAAAGGCGACGAGTATGTGTGCGTCTGTGCAAATTATACAGGAAACGGGCAATAGATTTCTCATTTTAAAATACAATGTTGCAAATTTGGGTGAACTTAAGTTTTACCTAGCGACTAAGGTATCTGAAGATTGATAGTAAAATCGTTAATCGTTGATATAGTTTTTTTCATACCCAATGTGTTGGCTAAAATAATTTTGGGAAAACTCTCTTTGAGTGTCTCCATATCGTAGTATAAAAAGTGTTCGAGTGATACCTTTTGTCCATGGAAATCATTCCTTGGACCCGAATATCGTTTCACCTTTTCAGTAATGTTTCGCACCGGTTTATCGTCGTGGTCAACTATCCAAACACTACTCAAAGGGATACTGAAGTGCATTGCACTATCTTCATTCTCACCGGGTCTGAAGTTAATATCATTAGAGATGGCGGTATATTCATGTCCATTGAAGTAATATTTTACACGTAAAATTGTATATGTTACATTCTGAGGAACTGTAGTATATCTAAACTTCTTACCAGTGACGTCCATATAGAATTCATCGAGTGTTTCATCTTCCCAATCTTTACTTTCATTCACCCAAAAATCATCTTCAATGTGATATTTCAAATCATGATCAACTCCATATTCAAGTTCTTCGGAAATGATTTTATAGTCCCGTGGTGTGACGACACTTTTATACCAGAAAAAAATAGTACTTAAAAGTTTAGAAGCCATCTCTTTATAAGAATGGAAGGTAATTTTTTAAGTAGATATAATAACAAATTGGAAGAATGGAACCACATGATACGAGATGACCCATGTAATAGAAAAAAGTATGAATCTGAAATGTCTGACTATATCATAAAATGTATGCCATATTTAGATCAACATATAGATGATGGTGGAGAAAATAGTAATACTAATAACGTCTTTAATGTGAAAGAAACTGTGGGTCTGAAACGAAAGGATATATTTACCGATTACCTCATAGATGTTGAAAAAAAAAACATTTCTAGACCATGTGAACGAATACGTGAAAGGTGTGAGACATGTCCAGATAGTAACCTCATTCATTTTCATGACACGAGTGATCTCGTATGTGACACGTGTGGTGTAATTATAGCTAAATTATTAGGTGAAGAATTGACGTATAGAGAAGAACAAGAAACATCCGAAAAGATTGTAAATTATTCATACAAAAGGGAGAATCATTTCAATGAATGGCTTTCACAATTTCAAGCTCAAGAAATGACAAATATCCCAACGGAAGTTATTGATCAATTACGAGCTGAACTCAAGAAGATGAAAATCAAAAACTTAGAAGATATCACACATACCAAAATTAGAGGACTTTTAAAAAAATTAAGATTGAATAAATATTATGAACATGTCCCATATATTACGAATATTCTCAATGGTATCAAACCCCCAAACATGCCCCAAGAGTTGGAAGAGTACCTTCGAATAATGTTCAAAGATATTCAAAGACCTTTCGATGACAATTGTCCAACTGAGCGCAAAAACTTTTTGAGTTATTCCTACGTCCTCTACAAGTTTTGTGAACTTTTAGGGGAAGATGAATACCTTCAATATTTTCCACTTCTCAAGTCAAAAGAGAAATTATACCAACAAGATATTATATGGAAAAAAATTTGTCGCGATCTTCATTGGGAATTTATTCCAACAGTATAAAGTAATGAACTGCCCAAACTATCATATATGCAGCAAACAGGTGAAACCTGGTTTAAAAGTGTGTACTTCATGCTTTTGGAGATTCAAAAATGAGATATTAGAATTCAAGACATATGAGTGTCCAAGATGTTGTAAAACGGGAGAATGTCTCAAGTTTCGCAAGTGTGAACATTTCCTATGTATGGAATGTTTTGGTAAATACCCTGTTTGTACAATATGCACCAATTAATACTTCCGGAGAGAAACTGTTATAAACACCATAACAAAAAACGCAATGATGTTATACGGGTGATTACCTGTATTTGTAATTTCATTACTTAATGATTCTCTGTATAAAACTCTAGATGTGAGCGCGATTAGGATGATATACCAGGGAACGTTCAAGAGGTATAACATGAGAGACACCAAAACATACCCATTTATATAACCATTTGTAGCGGTATATACATGGTCATGTGCGAGTTCCAAGTAAATATATCTAAATAGTGATACCATAAGGGCGAGACTAAACTTTGAGGCGTCCAATCCGAGCATCTTCATAGTGTCTCAATATACCTTCAACGGATAAAAAAAGTGGGCACATCGGATCGATCATCTTTTGAATTTTGTTTGTATTTCCCAAACACCCACCACCTTTCCAATACCCTTCCCTGTTGAATTCTCGTAAAATTTCTTCCCTCTTTTTTGAATCCACGGATTGACCCGTCTTGATGACCATTATATCACCCCCAACCCAATCTTCATCTATGTGCTTCAATTTTGCAAGGCGGGGGTATCCACTAATTTCACCTTTAGTAATATTATCATACATCGATTTACCGGGGCGTCTGGAGTCTAGGTAATAAGTATCATCGAGTACGACTGCGTAATGTGTATTTGGTATGTTCGTATGTAACGTCATAAGACCATTCCAAAAGACGAGATCTGGTAAATCTTTAAACTTTCTCGAAAAAAATAGAAGTATGTCACCGGGTTCGGGTGTGACCAAATCCATTTGACGACCTAGGAAACGCTCTAATTTATACCTATAAAGTAGTATCAATACAACGCTGATAATTATTATAGATATCAGTGTGAGTATAAGATGTTGTTTGGTCACATCAAAAAAAAACATCCGTTATATAATAATGAAATATTATTATTATATCATAATTGTGTACATAATTATTTCATTCTACGAGTGGTTCTTACATCGCCATGTGATGCACGGTGATCCTGTTTTTTTTAAGAAAATTCCAGGAATTGGGTCATACCTAGCCGATACAGCTACGAAACATATTGAACACCACAAGATAGTGAACATAGATATGACCCTCCAAGATAACGAACATACCACGGGTGTCTATTTCCCATGGAGTACTACCATCATGTTCGTCGTCATACTCATACTCACATTGTGGAAACTTGTCCCCGTACCAGTACTCACCTCGATTATCGTCGTATTTATCCATAACATACTATGGAACAACTGGCACACGAGATTCCATGATTACCAAAATGATGTGACAATCACGGATGGTCTCCCGAAGGTTTCCCCTTTCCCAGGTGGGTTCATTTATGATTACCTCTGGAAGTACCACACGATCCATCATTCACAAAAGGGGGACAAATACAATTATAACATCATATTCCCCCTCTTCGATCATGTATTTGGAACGCTCGGTGATGCGTCGTGTATCGATAATACGAGTTACTGTAAAGAAAATCATCACGATGAACGATGTTACCAGAAGCAACATCATTGCTATACAGAAAAAGATGTTATTAGATAGTTGATCCCTTAAGTGCAACGTCAAAAATTGAAATATAAGATGATTTTGATTGATCGTATCGTTCGATTTCTCAAAAAGGACATTTACCTCCCATTCAGGTGCTACGCAAACAAAAGACAATTCATGAATCCTAGGGACAGTTGTTCGTGTAAGAACTTCTGCCGGAAACCCCCGAGTGGTGGGACTCCTGTCTATCTACAAATTGAACCCATCGGTACAACACTGTCTAGAAGAATCTTACGCACCTCTACCTCCCGATCCGGATGAGGTGGGTAATTCACCAGATACGCCATCTTCAGACCTGTCAGACGAAGATAGTTATTACCCTGCAACTCCGCCGCGTCATTTAGAGTTCGAATAGTCTTAAATTCTAAAACAATCTCGTTATTAATAATGATATCTGCCCTCAAATTACCAATCACATGTCCCTTGAATGGAATCGTAATGATACGTTCCGATTCATATTGAATACCATTCTCCCTTAGTAAAACCTCCATCGCATTATGATATACTCTCTCACTGTATCCAGGTCCCAGTTGAGAATATATCTCTCGAGCGAATGCCTCTATATTCATTAAATATTCTTCAATTTTCTTCTTTATCTAAAGTAAGATGGTGTCCGCTGAAACTACCCGTAGGCGGCGTCGAATCAATACCACACTCAGTCGATTAGCTAATAATTTTAGGAGAGTGAATATACCAAAAAATAGTTTCAATGTAGGGACGGTGACGAGTGCGAATGATCGATACTTATCAGTTCGTTTAAGTCGTAAAAGTATTAGAGAACTTCAAAATGTGTACAAGAAAACATGGGAACAGAAAGTCGAGTATGCGGGTACGATACCATTCACCGTAGCAAATACACGGAACTATGTAAGATTTAATAGACCCACGGAACGTACAAATCGACAACTCGCCACCGTGCAACCAACCCAAGAGGATTTAACACAGTACATTGTGTATCACACACATCCCGTTCCAGGATATGATACACCACTCTTCACGTACCCGAGTGCATCAGATTTTAAGGTCTATATTGATAATTATCCAACTGTACAGGCGAATTTGATACTCGAGAACCAGGGGTATTACATCATCGACCTCATCGAAACAAATATGAATAAACCCAACACCGCTGATGTTATCCGAAAATTTAACAGTCTCATGAATGGTCAAGAATTTCAGAAAGTGAGGGTGTCATGGAGTAATTTGGTATACATTCAAACAACCCCCACTCAATGGAAAAAAGCTGTAAACAAATTCATAGACCCCATCATGCGCAGAGAATTTGGCATATCCGTCAAGTATTATACATGGGATGAACTTGGTGAAATTACACTACTAGATAGAAATGTACTCATGAATATCTCTTAGTTGTAAATAAATTCTTACTATATATCATGTACACTAGGGTCTTCCGCCCATGCATGGTACTTAGAAAGAATCGGATAAAACTATCTCGTGAAGTCGTCCATAATTTGAAAGAAATAAGCAAAATATCTTCTATCAAACAGTGGGAGTATGCAGGTGGTATTAAGTATAAAAATCATACATTTAGTGAACCGACTCGTATTACATCAAAGAAGAGAAACCGCGTCGATGTCGAAGAAATTGAGAAGGTTTGGTATTCGGAAATAGCATATCATACACACCCAGGAATTGGGTATAATGAATGGAGTATGTGTGAAAATATACAAATATTTACAACGCTTCCAAGTAATGCAGATTTTGAAGCGTACATAAAGGGCTTTCCCAGAATGCAAGTCAATCTAATTTGTGAATCACATGGATATTACGTCATTGATATACTCGAATCGTCCTATAATAGGGTAACACCTCTACCTGAAGCTGTTTATGAATACATGAGAAAACTACGTAGTCAGCCATTCATGCGTATAGGTGCATTTTCAGATGACGGAATCGAATATTTCGCAACAACTCTAAAAAATTGGAAAACCTATATTAACGAACAAGTTAATACAGATATGATGAAACTTTTTGGAATATCAATTAGTTATTATGGATATAGTGACGAACCCCCAATTATCACCATCTATCGGGATATAGATGAAGTATAGGGATACTTCCTGACCCAACACTACGATTATTACAATGATATTTTAGATATCAGGATGCACCTTGCTCCGGAAAAAAAATAAAAAGGTATAGTAAAATATGATTGATCCAGTTGACACTGCTGCTATGTTATTTGATAGTTCTATTGGCTGTTGCACCTCACCATGGTTTAGGGGTAGTTGTGTGAAGGGTGGTAAAACGTCCTATTGCCCTAAGTGTGAGTATCATTATTGCCGATTTCACCGCCCAATAAACAATGGTGGTCTGCAAGGTGGACACTCTTGTAAGTGAGTATTACCGTCTATCGGGATATAGACGTAGCATAGAATCCTCTAATTCATCAACCTCGTACCAAGCCCAATGACACTCCGACGAATCCTTATCTATTTTACACATCTCCTGTGCTTCTTTTATCGCTTCTGTGAAACGTAAACGAAGTCTCAAATTTTCCTTGATTGGCCTCACCTCCGTTATAATTGGTCGCTGGTACATACCTTCAAGGACATTTCTACGAGTCTTTGCCAATTTTATCTTATAAAGACTGTTTTCAGAGAAGGTTGCGAAGCATTTCATACTTTAGAAAGGTGTCAAACTTTTAAGCATGAGGATACTTCCTAACCCATAATTTACAAATCCATTTCTCCCCAGACTTTACAGGTTTCCCACCATGTAAAGCCTTTGAACTTACCATTTCATAATTGTCTACTGCATCGAAGAATAAAGCATCACCTTTTTCAAGTGTATACTGTTTTTTTAGGTTTGGAAATACAGTTTCACCACCTTCGTAGTCATCGTTTAGTGCTAAAATGAATGTATACATTCTCATATTCTTACCATTTTCAAACGTATCTTGATGGGGTTTATAGTACCCTCCAGGTTTGTACCGAAGTACTTGCAAATTTTCACAGTTCACGAATGATCGATCTATGTATTTGGTACACTTATGAATCACACTCTTAATAATCGGATCTTCGCGATTAAGTCGGGTGGTCTCATCAACTTGCAAATCCTTTCTCGCTTGCTCGATGATGTAAGTTCGTTCTTCCTCTGATAGAAGACTTTTTATGAGTATAGGTTGATTATATCGAGGTAAGATGTACACAAGTATCAGAATCAAAAATAATAGAATCAGCATCTTATTGTATTCATATATAAATATTTCGGGGAAGTCGACAATTATATCGTTCACGAATTGAAACAAAAATTTCATTTCCATACTCCACAATCTTATCTAAAAGGTCTACGATTTCATCATGTCGTTCTGGTTCAAGGACATACTGTCTAAGAAAATCTCCACCTGTATTAGAAATCATTTCAAAAATGTTCGAAAGGTCTCGAGTTTTTTCTATGAATTTTTCCTGTCGTTGTAAATAATTTTTAAACATATATTCATTTATGTCATTCAACATATAGGCAATTCGTAATTGAGTATTATCTATTGGTCTCATATCCAGGTATATAAGCTCTCGTTCCATTTGGTGTACGACCACAGCATACCGTAGTATCTCATTCGTGGCACCCATTTCTCGCAATTCTCTAAACGAAGGGACACCACCACATGGAATGTCTCCATGTTCCCGAGAATTCATAGTTTTCTTCTTAAACTCTATGAAATGTGGATTATGTATTCGACCAGTATCAATCTCACCTGTTCGCCAATTGAAAGCTGTATGACATGATATACACCACATCTGAGCACAACCACTCGTCTTATGAATGACTGTTCCACATTTGGGGCATGATTTACTATCCTTATTAAGAAGTTCCATCGTTTTTACAGTTTCAGGATTACACATATGACCAGGTGTTAATGGTTCGTTACAGGCTTTACAGTATTTACATTCACATAAACCACAGTACCAATTTTCATTTAGAAAACCTTTACATTCTTCTATGGGACACTGACGCACAAAATGTCTCGGTTCAGAATCCATAAATGTTCCACCATTTCGTAGCTGTTCTAAATGTCTATATGTATTCTCCATCTCTTTATAGAGTACCCGTACTTCAATAGGTATAGGGCCATCTATTTCAAATAGTCTGTACCTATTGTGAAGTTCTATGAGATTTTCCTTTTGTTGTCGGATGATACTTTGAATTCTACGCATTTGTATTATCCGTTCAACTTCGGGTTGCGTCTCCGGCATGAGTGCCTTTTCCCTCTCAAATAGAAGAGTCTCTCGATGACGTTTTAGTTCAGTATTTCTAAAATATTTGGTACAGAATGAATCCACAAACTCACGATTCCATCGAGTTTTACACCCCATGCAATGTGGATCTTCAAATGATTCCAATATATATCTTTGAGAACATGAACGACAACTTGTTAAATCACAAAAAGGACACTTAACTTGTTTGTGATTTATCTTGTTTATTTTTTCACAACAGACATCACAAATTTCCATTAGATTAAAGGCTTATTATTTCTTTAAATTACAAATTACAAAGTGATACCACCTTTTCCCATGCGTTTGAAATCTTATTAGAACTGACATGTCACGAATTGAGCCAACACTTCCCGCATATTCTCACGTTTATATATCGTTTTCGCAAAAAATAACGTCATTTCAGCATCCCTGTATGACATGTATGAATGCCCATGCTTCTCATATAACTCCGCAACGTTATCAAGGTTATCATCACACCAATCTTCCACCTCTATCTCTGTCATATCCCCATGCAGACATTTTTCGATGAAATCGGCAACCTCGTCGCTGAGAGGCATGTCGGTAATCACGGTACAGTCGTCGTCGGGGTGATTCATCATATTTTCTTACATTATTTCCATTTTGGCTTCGACTTACGCTTCAATTGTTGCTTTTTTTGTGTAGATTTAACACTTTGTCCAGTATCTTTGGCTACCTGTTTATTTTTCTTTCGTAGTTCCGCCTTCACCATACGTTTCGCCTCGGCCGCCTCACCCGACTTTTTGATTCGCTCTATATTGGTCATCTTGGAAGCCGCAGCCTTAGCTTGGGCGACCCTATCAGCATTAGCCTTAGCCTTAGCTTGGGTGACCCTATCAGCATTAGCCTTAGCCTTAGCTTGGGTGACCCTATCAGCATTAGCCTTAGCCTTAGCTTGGGCGACCCTATCAGCATTAGCCTTAGCCTTAGCTTGTGCGACCCTATCAGCATTAGCCTTAGCCTTAGCTTGGGCGACCCTATCAGCTTCAACCTTAGCCTTAGCTTGGGCGACCCTATCAGCATTAGCCTTAGCCTTAGCTTGGGTGACCCTATCAGCTTCAACCTTAGCCTTAGCTTGGGCGACCCTATCAGCATTAGCCTTAGCCTTGAGACGATCCTCACCCATCTTACGAGCTTGATTGAAAATCACCTTACGGGAAAAAGGGTTCTTGGTGTTCCACTTACTCATAAATCCTGTCACATTAGCATTTGTGAGACCCTTAATCTGTTTGATTTTAAATTCCACACCATCACGAATTTTCTTATTTGTGTTTGCCTTATTGAGTTCTTTACCCTTAATGTTCAGTTGTTTGTTTAGTTCTACAGAAGCGTTGAATGGTTTATTACGGTCTCGTTTTTCTGATTCGACCAATTCAACCATTTTCTTAACATTTAGAGCAATCCGATTAAATTCTTCACCAGTTTGAAATGGATCTCCGGCACGTGTTTTTAATTTCATAAATCGTTTATCATTCTGTTTGGAAAGTTCACTAAGAATTTTATTGCGTTTGGCCATACGATTATCAAGGTTTCTCTGTTTATTGATATTATTCATAGCCTTACCAGCATTGAAATTATTAACCTTATTTGATGCCATACGACGTTTCTTCCCTTTTGCCATTCCCTTCTTTTTAGCTTTGTCGATAGTTTGAGCTTTTCTTTTGATGGGTTCGATATCAGTCTTAGCGTTCGTAACCTGACTCATAAATTTAGCTTTCTGTTCCATGGTAAGATCGGTAAGACCATTTAAGAATGCCTGTAATGTAGTCTGTTTCGCCGCGAATGTATTAGTTTTACCTTTCATCTGTTTGTTCAACGTAGTGATTTCTTTCTCAAGAACACTTGTATTTTCCTTGAGTGTAACCCGATTGATAAATTTATTCTTATTCACATTACCGAGAAGTGTTTTATTCATGAATGTACGAAGTTTCTTCTTCTTTTGAACCACAATATCCGCATTCATAGATTCTCTCTTCTTTTTAGCTTCTTCTTTTGCTTTAATCCCAGTTATTAAACCACCCTTAAAATCACCGATGAGTTTAGTTCCATATTCACCTATGTTTAGTGATAATACAAAGTCGTTAACATTACGGTTAGTAATTTTCTTATTTTCAATCCTAGCATTCTGAGTCCGAGCCTCCTGTATGATTGTATCGACATTCGCATTAGGTTTCGTTAGATTAGACCTAAATATAGCCTTCTTATTTTCGTTTAAGCTTTTTAGATTTATCAGTATGTTTTCAAGTTTTTTCTGGTTCCGTGTTCGACGAATATCAGTTGCATTCGCCTTAGCGGAGTTTAGAGTCTTGTTTGAATTCTGTGTGAATATAGTACGTATTTTTTGTTGATTCTCCTTGGTGAGTCCTAAACGACCCATATGAGTATCGAGTTCGGAAAGTTCTTTTTTACGCATTTCACCTTTCTTTTTTTCAGCGAGTTTCTCTGCATTCACTTTAAAAGCGTTAACATTTCCAGGTTTACGGTTAAATCGTAATAATATAAATTTTTTATCTTGATTTGTTATGTTTATACCTTTCAGAATTTCTTCAAGTTTTTTACGATTCTCGGCAATTCCCTCACTTTTTTTCTGTTTTTTGATGGTATCTGCTTTGCGTTTCATTTTGTTTAAATCTTTCACAGTGTTAAACTCGAGCATGATCGCATTACGATCAGATACATCGAGATCGAGTTTTTCACTGATATATGTATAAAGTTCTTGTTTTTGTATCGCTTGTTTTTTATTAACTTGAGTATTTTTAAAACTTTTAACATTTTCTAACAAAGTACCTAGAGAATTGTTTTGGTTTTTGAAACGTTTGAGAAAACGTTCCTGATTTTCTTTATTTATATCACCCATGACATTTACAAGTTTACGAAGATCTTGTTTCTTTTTTCCGGTGAGAAGACCATTCAATTTGTTTTTGAGTCGTTGAACATTATTCATAGATTTAATTGCATTTAAATTACTTGAAATATTAATATTTCTGTTCAGTGCTCGTCGAGCGAGATTCTTCTTATCTCTATTAATATAAGCTTTGTTGATAGTAGTATCAATATTTTTTACATTATCCATGTTTTTGATATTTACAACTACGTCTAAATTGAGTTTATTTTCTTCTCGAGCCTTACGAATACGTTCAGATATGCGTTTCTTTTCACCTGAGATACCTTTAATTTTCTTAGCCTTATTACGAAGAGAATTTATATTTTTTGGGTTAAGTTGAAATTCTTGCATAATTTTACTAACTTCATTTGAATTGAGTTCCAACTCATTAGTCAGATAACTACGAAGTGCCAATTCCTTTTCCTTCTTAAATTTGTCTGAACGCTTAGATGCTAAATTTTTAACATTTTCGGGGGTCATCTCTGGATAACTATTCCATTCATTCAGAATAAATTGGCGATCTACATTTTTTAAATTATATTTGTTCAATATGTTAGTGATATTCCGAGGTTGTTCGGTGCGTTTACTTCTCATATATTGGTCAATAGTACGCATGATTGAACGCAAATTCCCTGTTTGATTGTAAAATTGTGTTCGCTCGGAAACTGGAACTTTTTTCTCATCAAGATAATTAGTGAGTTTAGATTTCTGTTTATTTTTTATAATATCATCAGCCATTTCGAGACTTTTTTCCACGTCGAGATTACGTGCGAGAACAGTTTGAATATTTTGAGTAGTGAGTCCGAGTCGTCTCATATACACGGAGATTTCATCTTTTTTGGACTTACTTTTTGAGGCAATTGCCCGATCAATTTGAGTACTCACATTTTTCATATTTTTTAACGTTTTGATAGCTGTAATTTTATTCATGAAATCGTTTTTCACACCCGCATTTATTATTTTATTGGACAAGGTATTTCGAGTTTTATCAATCTTACTATCGATTGCAGTATCGACCTTACGATTTATTTCTTTGAGTGCATTTTCAGATGTGATAGTAGAGACGCTACTATTGAAATTTAATTCGACATTGTATTGTTTCGCAGTTGCGATCTTTGCAGTAAGGATTCGTTTTTTACTTTCAATAGTACCTTTCTCAGTGACTTCTTTATTTATAGACGCCTTAATATTTGATAGAGAATTTTTTGAATTTTTAAACTGCTGAATGAATGCATTTTTTTTCGATTTATTGATATCCAATGGTTTTAAATATTGTTCTAATTCATTAATATTATTTGTACGATTATCACTCTTGAATTCCTGAATGGCTGTATCTATATTTTTACGAAGTTGATTGAGATTGGTACTACTGATCTCCAATTGTTTAATGAATACATTTTTTTTACTTTGTGTGAGACTCTTACTCTGATTGATATAGGCTTTCACTTCACGTTTACGTTTAGTGCGGAGCTCTATTTTTTGTTTATTATCAATGGTCTTTTTACGTACCGTCGCAGTGTTTATCACATTACGAAGTTGTACTACTTTTTCAACATTTTTCAATTGTTCAATGCTACGAGAATATTTTACATTCAACGATTTCGCCTTTTCGTATAGCTTCTCTTTCGCAGACCCAATGATACGTATTTTTGCAGCATCAACATTCGCATTTGTTTTAATATTGATAATACTCGCTTTTATATCGGCATCAAGATTCATTTCACGAGCGATTGTGGAGAGTTTTTGAATTTTTAATGCAAAAACACCCCCTTTTTTGGTAGTCCCAGCGGATATTATACTTTTTTCGATGTTATTAACTGCACTTAGAATACTCAATTTTGAAATACTACGTGAAAATTCCGTATAAACATTCATTTGTTTCGCGAGTGCTATGAGACGTTGCTTTTCTGAAACAAGTTTACCCACATTTCTCTTATTTTTTAGACTTTTAGCTTCAGTCACTAATTTGTTAATGTCTTTTTGACCGTTGTTAAAACGAGACATGATAACATTTTTGTTTTGTGAATTAAGTGTAAGTTCATCGAGACGTTGAACGAGACGCATTCTTTTATTCGTATCTCCACCTCGGATGATTTCACCTTGTTTAGTAGTAGCTTCACGTTTCAATGTATTGATACTTTCACCTTTATTGAAACGTCTGAGAAATGCATTTTTGTTTTTCTGATTAATTTTCAATGGTGTGAGAAAGCTGAGAAGATTTTGTTTAACAATGGAACCTTTTTCCTTTTTCCTTTGTTCATAAAGTTTAATGGCTCGGGTTTTCAGAGAGTTCAAATTGGTTTTACTATTGATAAGCCGTTGAAGACCCCTTTTATCGTCATCTGAAAGTTTTACATTTGCGATCATATTCATAAACTCCCGTTTCCGGTTGGTGATAGTAATACGATTTTTTGATTTTGACTTTCCAATTCCGAAAAATCTACCAATACCAGATCTTTTACGAGTCTCTTGTGATCGACCTTTGTTGAATAAACTACCCCTGGGAAAGTTAACCCGTGATTCAGGTCTGGGTGTATTGAATTTTTTCACAGCGCTCACTTGACCCTTGAGAAATTTTGGTGTTTGACCTTTCATGAATAAACTACCCTTTGGAAAGTTAACTCGTGATTTAGGAGTTTCGGTCCTAAATGTATTGGTATTGGTCTTCAACGCATTAACGTTGTTGTTGGTCTTCAACGCATTAACGTTGTTGTTGGTCTTCAACGCATTAACGTTGTTGTTGGTCTTCAACGCATTAACGTTGTTATTGGTCTTCAACGCATTAACGTTTTCCACTGCTGTGTTAGTGTTCACTGCTGTGTTGTTGGTCTTCAACGCATTAACGTTTTCCACTGCTGTGTTAGTGTTCACTGCTGTGTTGTTGAACGTTTTCGTTACATGTCTTCTACCAATCTTCACTGGTTCATATACTTTCATGTAACGTAATCGCTTACCGATAGAATCAATCATCTGACTTTTCGTCATTTGATCCAATTGTTTGAGACCAACTTTACGAGCAACTTTCTTGATTTCATTACGTTTCGATGATGAATCGAATAAAATATCATAGTCGTTCGGTTTAAGTGGTGAATTCTTATCGATTAGGTATGTTTTCGTGGAGTTCATGATGAGTGGGGGTAAGGGTAACTTATCCGCTTTAATTTCATCGTAGACTTGACATATTTGTTTTTTTGTCAGTTTAATATCTTGGCCTGTGTTCAACTTAATAAGTGCCCGCAAGTCATCTATATTGGCGTCGGGATCGCACGCCTCAATCATATATAATAAACTGATAAAAAAAGTGTTATGTTGTGTATCCGATTGTATACAATTTCACCTTCTGTTCATAATCCATGCTAAAATCAAATACATTTATATCTCCTACATTAGTTTCTATAATCTCAATTGGCATGTCGCATACCACTCGATTTGATAGTGCAGATCGAATAATCGTATCTACAAATTGTTTGGGTGTATCGATCGTATCCTGATAAATACGATCCATTTTGATTTTCATACATGTGATTTCATGTGGTTTTTTATCTAAAAATGGTGTGAGTGGAAACTCCTCTTTTACACCTCCATCTACGTATGTTCTATTTTCATAGGAACCACATGCGAATATAAATGGTACAGCCATGCTCATACATACCGCATCTATTACCTTCATATCTGGATGTGAATCTTTAGAGAAATAAACAGTTTCCGAAGTGTTCAGACAAAATGCAGATACATAAATTTTCATATCCAAATCACTAAACGTTGGATCACTCCCACAAATATCAATCAATTTTTTACGTATCGGACCCATATCAACAAAACCAAATTTGTTAAAAAATGAACCCAGACGTATTTTAACAAAAGTGGGGATATCCAAAGAAAGTGATAGATCGAGTATTTCATCGACTGACATCCCCAATGCCAGAAATAGAGCCAATATTGCACCAGCTGATGAACCAGAAATTTCTCGTACATCTGCGAGTGCAGTTTCACGTGCTTTTAGAGCACCAATGAGTGAAAAAATACCCATAGACGCTGGTCCAAGTACGAGATACTTCATCTCCTTACTTAATAGAACTGAGGAAATTGGCGACGCAAAAGCGCAAACACCACCGCGAAGACGATCGAGTGGGTCAAGGCAGCGGGGAGGCTGGTCTGACCCGATCGAACCACACCACCCGAACCTGGGGGGAGGGTCAAGAGAAGACCTGGACTGAGGGCCAAGAAGAGGGAAGTGGCCACGAGCAGATCGGTCTTGGTGAGTACGATACCCAACGCCTTGGCGACGAGACTGTACACCAAGAAGAACACGAGCGCGTGGAAGAACACGGCGGGTGGGGCAGTCTTGCGGTTCATGAACTTGACGTTTTTGCCAGCGGTGGTGACGAGTACACCTGGGCTGAGTGCGAGAAAAAGGGCGGCAGGGATGGCAACTTTCTGGGAAGTGATATCGGGCAGCATTTTAATATAAGCATATATATTTTTTCATGAATTCTGCGAAATGGTAATAGGATGCACCTCGCATCATATATTCATGAAGATCGTTGTTATTTATAATTCGCCTGATGTGTCGCCATATATAATAGAGTGTCTCGTTCTCGTCATCATGTGAATGTTCAATATATGGGTTATGCTCAGTATAGCAAAACTCCACAAAGTCGCAAAATTCCCCTGAGTGTTCAACTCTTGCATCATACAGGAGTGTCCTGATGGTATCCCACATCATGTGTAATTCATCTGAGTATTCGACTTCCCAGTCTTCGATATTCAGAGGAGTGTGTTCATTGTTAAATTCATCATCATCGCTCACATCGGCATCAAAACCGGTGTTCGCTTCGTATACGTATTGGCTCCAGACCATGGTTAGTTACTTATCTTCTTTTTCGGTTTTATCCTTTATGCCAGTTAATGAGAGAGAGGTTGATTCCTTGACTTTAAGCCCATCTTGTATCGCATTTAAAGCGCCTTCAACTTTGGTCTCATCTCCACTAAAAAATGTGAGTAATCCTTCCTTAATCGCATCCTTATTCATACTACCTTTCCTGACTGATTTACGGATACTAATTTTACCTTTCCTGAGGTTAATGGTATCAATACCCTGACCAACCATATGCTTCTTCACAGACTCTTTTAGACGTTTTTCCTCCTGAGTAAGAACCTTAATATCAGATTTCGCTTCCGTGAGTTGTTTGGTAAGCTCCACAAGTTTAGCAACACTTTCGGAAAGGTCACTAGAAACAGAACTCATTATTTAATACTATATACACCTAATCTTTAAGCACAGAGACCACGCTGCATGAGATCGGGAACGATGGTGGAGTTGTTCCACACAAAAGGTTCCTTAGAGTTAGGGGGGTCCTTGCGAATCTGTTGGTTCGCGTTACGGAGAGCACCACCGACAGTTTCGGGGAAGCCAATTTGTTTGCGGGGTTCGAGGAAGTTTTGTCCCTTCAGAATGTCTTCTGGGGCAAACTGTCCAAAGTCTTCAGCTGAGGCAATCTCACGGGGGAGGAGGGATGACGCGAGACCGGTACCCTTGTTCATACCACCGCATACAGAGACCGATGGGGCGGTTACAGGGCCGGCAGTAGGACCCGCCGCAGTGGGAGCCATACCGAGAGGCGCATATTCACGCTCGACGATGGCGTATCCTGATTTGGTGTTCATGTTAAAGAGGAGGAAAATCAAAGCAGCGACGGCCACCAACATGAGGATGTTCTGGTTGCGACCCTTCATTATCTTTTATATAGTATAAGAGTTTTTTTTATTGGTCAATCTCATCGACAAATGCATACCCATCTGGATAAATGTCAATGGTCGGGTCATCATGGACCCTGACCTGGACAACATTCCAAGTTGGACCAAAAGCCTTTTTGGCAAACCAAAGACCGGCAAATTCTAGGATAACATCACAATTCTTACCGGGCTGGACAGATTCGAATTCTGCAACCTCCTGTTGTGCATTGAAAACCTTGGTCACACCATCGAGATGATCGCCTGTGACCTGATCATCTTTCAAGCTAGGAGTGTAAGCACTCTTGATTACATTTTCAGAAAGTTGCTTACCAAACCATTCTGAGCATTTTTCATATGCAGCTTCCAGATTGCGTGTATCAAAATCAACGATCTTTGCAATGTTCAATTCGGATACGGCATCCATTACAACTTCCCCTGAGACATCCGCAATTTTGACTCCATTCAATTGAATAAGGGACTTACGCTTATCATCGTTGAGCGCCTTTACGAAATAGAGACCATCATCACCTTTGGCTGGAGCGTTGTAGATCATTTATAGATTTATTGTGTCTCATTTCTTTAAACCAACAAATGGTATAGCTGCGGCTTTATTGAGTAACTCTTTCGGTACCCATGCATTTCGTTTGGGGTTGTACCCATATAACGTCTTGGTGACATTCAAGTTTTTGGGTAATGCTTTCGCATTTATTGGTCGTAATGGGTACTCATTTTTCACATACTTGATGTTATTTACGTTTTCCCATTTCAATGTTTTGGTATTAAAACGCTTATTTCCTGAGGATTTATTATATCCATTTACCTTTGTATTTTTCACGACAGGTTTAAGACCATGCACAAATTGTTTAGATAGTTTTTCACTAGAGGGTTTTGTTGTGAATTTTTTATATTTATATGGATCTAATTTCATAGCCGCACCGAGAGATACACTAGTAGATTTCGAATTCATTCTCCCTTTTGTCTTGATTTTGGGAGATATAGATTTAAATACATTCTCCATGGAACTCGAAGCACTAATTTTCTTATCAATAAGCTGTGCTAAGCGAACGAGTCTCTGACGATCTTTCTCCTTTTTCTCTGGGCGAAGTCTGAGTTTCTGCATGAGATAGATATCCTCAATGAGAAACTCTTTACTCGCAACTAATAGACGTTTATTGTTGATGAGTTTCCCTGTGACGACATCCCGATAAGTGATACCTCGTTTTTTTGTGAGTGTAACTTCATATCCAAATTCATTTGGTCGCATGAAAGGAATATCTAGGATGCCACCAATGTTCGCATTCTCAATTTTCCCAGTTTTGGGAAAAAAGTGACGAATGTTCAGATCAAGTGCGAACAACTCTACATCAATGAAAACGTCACTTTTACTTGGTTTGTTTCCATTCCCTATTTTCTTCTTTTTTATGATCGTGTATCGTCTCATGACATATGAACCACTTGTCTTGAAACCGATACCAAGAAACTTGCATAATTTTGAGTGTTTCTTCTGCATTAACATAATTCTCTTCTTGATGGCTAAATTAAGTCGCTTGGCGATTTCACCTAACTTGTTCCACAGTCGGAGTTTTATCGCTTGAAGCTTACCGAAATACTTTTCATTCATGGGTATCCGAGGGACAAATTTAGCATCAATATCACTTGTCACGATACGTTGATCCAGTTCGACATATAGATTGAATGCTTCACCTCCACTCACGATCAGGTCACCAGCGGAGTTTAGAAACTGTGTGAGTTCACCTAATGTATTTAGAATGATATCACGGATAGAATCCGTCACAAATACATACACAATCTTTTCGAATGTTTTATCAGGGTAAATACTTTTTACGCGACTGCGGAATTTACCAAGGTCTCTGGGTAAGTTCCGTTCATAATATTTCTTCAATTTTTCATCATTGAATAGAAGATTTTCGTTTACGAATTTTTCGATCGTCGACTTCGAATAAATATGATCATCCATTAATATATCATGATATATTAATATGGTATGCCGAGAAATATTCGGCGATTGTCGATGCTATGCATACAAGGGGGAGAATGAACAATTTTGTGCAAAGAGGTGGGGGGTTAATATACTCCCATGTTCATCTGATTGTTGTGTAGGTGGGTGTCCTGATGATGGATCGCGACAACCTTATCGGTTCATAGACCGTCCGGGAATATCATTCGTCAACTTAGATAAACGTGCACTCTTTTTTATATGGTTGATTATTACATTAGTAACTATATACTTCTTCACTGACTTAAAGATTACCAGGGTAAGAAAGATATAATGTCTCTCGAAACCATTCAAACTGAAATCGCCGCCCTTCGCAATGATATCAAGAACCTCTCCAAGCTCGTTCGCAAAGTGAAGAGCACACAGGATGACCCAGATGGTGAGAAGGCTAAGGCTCGCGCCGCCAACAACGGTTTCAACCGTAAGCAGGATGTGACGCCTAAGTTGCGTGAATTCCTAGGACTTCCAGCTGATGAGCTTATCTCTCGATCGGAAGTGACTAAGTTTATCACCAAATACATCGCTGAACAAGGTCTCAAACACCCCGAGAACGGTCGTCAAATTATTCTCGACGACAAGCTCCGCGAGCTCCTCGAACCCCCTGCGGATACTCAAATTACCTACCTGAACATCCAGAAGTTTCTCTCACCTCATTACATTAAGAAGGAGGCTTAAAAAATAAACACATACTATACATAACAATATGGTGACCCTCGTTGATAAGGTGAGGGTTGAACAACTTGTTGGTACAAAGATCAAAAATCTTGATTTGTACCAAAAGGCATTTACACATAAATCTGCTCTCAAAGAGTATGACCAGTTTACTGAATCTTTCGAGACTCTAGAATTTATTGGAGATTCGGTTTTAGGTTTTGTGATTACTAAATTTTTATTTGATCGCTATGAAAGTCGTCAAGAAGGTTTCCTCACGAAAGCTCGTACCAAGCTCGTCCGTGGTGAAACATTGGCTAAAATTGCGAGTGTACTCAACCTCAACGATATCGTCATTATGGATGAAAAGGGAATGCGTAATGGATGGAATAATAATCCTAAAATTTTGGAAGATGTTTTTGAGGCCCTCATCGGTGCCATCTACATGGATATTGGTCTCATTCACGCCAAAGAGTTTATCCTCAGGATTTTTCAAGACCCGAAATATGTTGATATGAATTCCATCATGGTGGATGATAACTTCAAGGATCACTTAATGCGACACTGTCAAGTGCAGAATTGGCCCCTACCGGAATATCGCGTCGCTGCACATCATGAAGGTCTCTTTTACATCGATATCTACATCAATGATGGTTTTGTTGCTAGGGGTGTAGCTAAAAGTAAGAAACAGGCTGAACAAAACGCTGCGCAGACATATTTTCAGGTAAAAGAAGAACTTAAAAACTACAACTTTAATTAATGTAAGATGCATCCCAACGTCAAGGCGTTGCTCGAGAGGGAGTATGCCGCACAGAAATCAGAAGAATGGCTCGCCCTCCGTGGTAAAATGTTGACTGCTTCAGATGCGGCCACAGCCATAGGTGTAAATAAATACGAAACACCCGCTGAACTTTTACTGAAGAAATGTGGTCTCGGTGAAAAATTCATGGGCAATGCAGCTACGAGACATGGTGAGAAGTATGAAGATGAGGCTCGTATACTCTACGAAGAGAGACATGGGGAAGTTGTACATGAATTGGGGTTATGTCCACACCCGATTCATACATGGTTAGGTGGGAGCCCTGATGGTGTTTCCGAATCTGGTAAGCTTGTAGAGATTAAATGTCCCCCGATGCGACAGATTGTACCTGGGGAAGTCCCCATTCATTATATGCCTCAGCTTCAGTTGTGTATGGAAATTTTAGACCTAGAAGAAGCAGATTTTATTCAATATAAACCAGCTGAGACCAATTGGCCTCGCCCCGAAGAATTTGATGTCGTCAACGTTAAGAGAGACCCCGAATGGTGGAAAACCAATTACCCGATCATGAAGGAATTTTGGGATAAAGTACTCTATTTCCGGGAACATATTGATGAACTCCCACCACCTAAGTTGAAAAAGACAAGAAAGAAAAAAGAACCCGAGCCAATTGTCTGTGAAGTACAACTACTAGCTGACGAGGATCATTATCATGACGATTGAAGATCAGTACAACTTGGCTAAGAACACCCTTAACGGTCGTCTCTTTTCCCCGTATCAACGGGAAGGTGTACTATGGATGCTCACTATGGAAAATCAAACTTCGGGACCCAAGGGTGGGTTCCTATGTGACGAAATGGGTCTGGGTAAGACCGTGCAGCTCGTTTCCACTATGCTTGGAAACCCAAAGCCCCGCACACTAATCATCGTACCCAAATCTATTATCACCCAGTGGGTTGAAGAGATTAACCGCTTTGCTCCCAGCATAACAATCAATGTATTTGACGGACCGGGTCGAAAAATAGACACCGTATCTGATGTGACTATCGCACCTTACACAATCCTTTCGGTTGAAACCAAAACACCACTTCACATGACTACATGGGACCGTGTTATACTTGACGAAGCCCATGAGATCCGAAACAAAAAGTCAAAACTTTTCAAGAGTGTGTGTCGTCTTCATACACAGATCAAATGGATCGTCACTGGTACACCAGTGTTTAACTCTATGGAAGATTTCGTGTCACTGTGTACTTTTCTAGGTCTCTCAAAGGTGGTTGTGCAGGGTATGACTAATAAGATCAAGGACATCTATATTCTGAGACGCACCAAAGAAGATCTCGCTCAAATTAGTGATCGTCTTCGTCTTCCACCCTGCTATTTTGAGAATGTGGAACTAGAGATGTACCCGGATGAGAAGCAGTTGTACGAGATTGTGTTTCTCGAGGCACAGGAGACTATCAGAGATGCGTTTAGGCATGCACAAAGTCTGAATGCTAAGAATATGGTCATTTTAGAGTGCCTCCTAAGGGCGCGTCAATGTATGATATGGCCTCAAATGTATCTCGACGGAATCGCTAGGCAAAGTAAGACACAACCAGAACAGTGGGTGGGACGATCAAAAAAGATGGAGACCCTATTTGAGATGATTATGGGACATCCAGATGAAAAGACTTTGATCTTTTGTCAGTTCAGGGGTGAAATGAACCATATTCAGAAGAATCTCACACGACCTGTATACCGTATAGATGGGTCAGTTCCTAAGGATGAACGTGTCAGGCAAATTTCAGAATTTAAGAAGGCTGCCCCGGGTGCGATTTTCATCATTCAGATCAAAAGTGGTGGTCAAGGTCTTAACCTCCAAGAGGCGACGCGTGTGTACATTACAGCACCCTCATGGAACCCGGCAACAGAACTCCAGGCTATTGGTCGCAGTCATAGAACTGGACAAACCTGTCCAGTGTATATCAAGAAACTTGTATATGAGGAATGTCCGCGTTTTGTGAGTGTGGAACAGGAAATGATGGCTCTCCAAGGTCATAAATCGATCGTATGTTCGAAAGTACTCAATGATGAACGAATCGAAAAACAGATCCCAGTCAACAGGACAACGGATAAAATATCAATTCTCGACATCAGGAAAATTTTCAAAGCGTAATATAAAAGATGATTGGTTCCCGCGCTGAAGTTTTCCACGGTAACGCTGATAACACCTCCGGTGGTCTCGCCAAGAAGGATCTCATGATGAAGGATGGTCGCATTGTGTCCAAGGCGGCGAGCAAGGCTGCTAAGAAGTCCCTCAAAAAGAACCCCAAGTTCGCTGCGTTCATCGAGATCGCGAAGGAAAAGGCTGAGAAGAAGGATTCCTTCTGTCTGGTCCCCAAGAAGGGTAGCAAGACTTACAAAAAAATCATAAAGGATAGTAAGTAAACATGTCTCTCACAAAATGGAGAGATTCTGTGACGGTAGCGAAAATTAAACTTGGTATGGACCCAAAGAAGTTTACCAGGGTTCAGGGTAAACTGCTAAAGGAGGCGCAGGCTATTTATAGTATTTTACTTTTGAATAAATCTAAATCTTAAATTGAAATCCCTTGAGATTTTGGGGCTCATACACGATGAGTTGGTGAAGTTTCCAAGTACACCCAAACTTTCTGTTCAAGAAATACACACTGCCGAGTTCGACGATGGCGTGCCCCGAATTTCTTGCATAGAGACCATTTTTAACTTCATCCTTGATAGGATTCTTATCCGCATCAAATACATTCACCTTAATCTGATCTTGCATCGTAGTATCAACTTTGACCCTAAATTTTGGTTCACGATCAGTAGATTCCTTCATATTGGAATTGAACATGGGTGTGAGTTCTTCCTTCGTCATCACACTTCCAAAAATCACTTCACTTTGTTTTACAACGGCGTCAATAATAGTACTCTCAATCGCTTTTAGAGATTCGTAAAATTTTTTCATATAACTTTCCTCCTCATCATACCCTTTTACAGCGAAATCGATGTTATATTTTGTTGGACCAACTTCAGGTGTAAATCCGGAGACACCAAAAGGCATGTACATACGGGGAAATTGTACACGGAGGGGTGTTCCTTGTTTAGTAGAAAGTACAATTTTACGATTTGTGTACTCATTGATTTGCAGGTTTTCGAGAGCGTTGTCCATGTCTTTCTATTAATCTATAGTCTCAAAACTTTAAGCCGAACATGCTACGCAATCAGGCTCTAAGCTAAACTGAATGGGACGCGCTTTCGCTTTTGAACGAAGGTAATACATCCCAGTCTTGAGACCCGCTTTCCATGCATACATGTGCATCGATGACAGTTTGGACATTGTGGGACTTTCCATAAAAAGGTTCATGGATTGGGATTGATCAATGAAACGACCACGATCCGCAGCCATATCTATGATACATTTCTGACTGATTTCCCATACAGTCTTGTATAATTTCTTGATATCCTCTGGAATATCTACGATGGTTTGGATGGAACCACCAGCTTTCACCATGAGGTCCTTCATCTCCTTTGACCAGAGACCAACCTTCTTGAGATCATCGACGAGGTGTTTATTAACGACCACAAACTCACCAGCGAGGGTACGTCTCAGATAGATATTCGTTGTATATGGTTCGAAACATTCATTATTCCCCAATATTTGAGCGGTAGAAGCCGTAGGCATTGGGGCCATGAGAAGACTGTTCCTAAGTCCCTTTGTCTTCACGCGGGTACGCATCGCGTCCCAATCGTAACGTCCACTGAATTTGGTTTCACCTTCCCACATATCAGGTTGGAGGATACCTTGGGATGCAGGGGAACCCTCGAAACTTTCATAGGAACCCTCAACTTCAGCAAGTTCTGAACTCGCTTCTAGGGAAGCGTGATACATCGTCTCAAATATATGTGCGTTCATGATGCGTGATTCTTCACAATCGAATGGGAGTCCACAAAGAATAAATACGTCCGCGAGACCCTGAACACCCAAACCGATCGGGCGATGTCGCATGTTAGAACGCTTAGCAGTCTCCACGGGATAAAAGTTCCGATCGATAACACGGTTCAGGTTCTTTGTGACCGTTTTCGTCACTTCATGGAGCTTCTCATAATCAAATGACTTCGTCTCCCTGTTCACATACTTCGGAAGAGCGATGGATGCCAGGTTACATACAGCTGTTTCATCTTTGTTTGTATGTTCTATAATCTCTGTACACAGGTTGGAACTCTTAATGACGCCCAAATTCTTCTGGTTACTCTTCGAGTTACATGCATCTTTGTAAAGCATGTATGGTGTCCCAGTCTCCGTTTGAGACTTGAGAATTGCTTTCCATACTTCAGCGGCTGGGACAGTCGAATGGGCGAGTCCCTCCTCTTCGTATTTTGTGTACAATTCGTCAAACTCCTTCCCATAACAATCGGAGAGACCCTTCGCCGTGTCTGGACAGAAGAGTGACCAATTACCCCCCTCTTCAACCCGCTTCATGAAGAGATCTGGAATCCACATGGCAGAGAAGAGGTCACGACAACGAGCTTCCTCGTCACCTTGATTGAGACGAAGTTCCAGGAAGTCCATAATGTCGGCGTGCCACGGTTCCACATACACTGCGATCGAACCCTTGCGACGACCAGCCTGGTTCACGTATCGTGCCGTGGCGTTGAACACCCTAAGCATCGGGATGATACCGTCTGATTGACCATTGGTCCCCCGAATACGAGACTTATTCGCCCGGATATCATGGATATGCATCCCGATACCTCCAGCCCATTTACTAATTTGTGCACATTCCGTCAGGGTTCCATAGATACCATCGATTGAGTCTCCCTTGTTCGCGATGAGAAAGCAGGAAGACATTTGAGGTCGAGGTGTACCAGCGTTAAATAGAGTTGGTGTAGCATGGATGAATAAACCACGAGACATCTTATCATATGTGTCGAGTACAGAGGGAATATCCTTTCCATGAATACCAATGGAGACGCGCATGAACATATACTGTGGTGTCTCGATCAACTTCCCTTCGACGCGTTGAAGATACCCTTTCTCGAGAGTCTTGATACCAAAGTACCCAAAATCGAAGTCTCGGTCACTCTTGATATCATCCTTGACCTGTTGGGCAACTTCAACAACTTCGTCTGTGACGACACCAGCCTTCTGAAGTTTCTTCATGGCGAGATGGAAATTATTGGGACACACTTTATGGATGTTACTTGCGATAATACGGGTGGCGAGAACCTCATAATCTGGTTCTGAGGTGATCATACCAACACATATTTCAGCGGAGAGGGTATCGATCTCCTGTGCGGTAATGTTATCGTACATAGACGAAAATACCTGTTGTGCAACCTTAGAAGAGTCACATTTTTCAGAGAGTCCATACGTTAAATTCTTGATCCTATTGGTGACATTGTCAAATTTCATATCCTCAATACGACCTGAGCGTTTAATGACCCTCATATATCTAAAGTTCTACTTTTATTTTTAACTTACTTCTTACATTCGAGATCCGCACTCCTCACGGACACGGTTCCAAAGGTCTCAAACTTTCGGTTAGGTTGGAGAAGATAGGTGTTCACGAAAAAATCACCATTCTCACCGGCTTTGGCAACAGGGGGGTAAGAACCAACGAAGCAGGCTGGGGCTTTGCATGGAATTTCCTCGAAGGTTGGGGGCTTGTTGGCATACACTTCATTAAAGTCAGCAAAGTTCACCATTTACTATTCACACACAATTTTTTTCGGCGACTATATTAAATGTGTGATAACCTCCACCTTGATTCCATTCAACAGTGTGAGACCCCATTGAACACCCTCTTCTTTTCAGAATTTAACAAAAATTTAATTCAACGTGGCATTCGACAAACATTCAAGAATAAGAGTGGGATCGCGATCGATTACCAAAACCCCGACGATCTCTATGGTATCATGCGAATGGTATTCATCAACACCGCTGGTGATCATCACACCCAAGTGAATGAACAAGTTAAATTCATAAACACCCGAGTTATCGAGACCGCTCTATCTCAAATCCAGACTGGTGTATCCCAGTACATTGCGTATGCGAAAGAGATCGATACCATTAGTGTTCCACTTGATCAACCTATAAATACGAGTACGACGGGAAAGAAGATTGGCTTCAATGACAAGATCGGTATTAATTAAAGATTATGAACCAGGTATACATAAGTGATGAGTCTTAATTATTATAAGACAGAAACTGAAAAGGTGTGTAGATCGAAAGGTTGGGATCGAGCTGCTGTAGATACTGTATGGCTTCTCCTGACTGAAGAATTTGGTGAACTCGCATCGGCAATCAGGCAGTACAAGAAAACATTCAAGAAGACAAACCTCAAGAAGGAGCGGGGTACTGATGTCATGATGGAAATGGGTGATGTTTTTAGTTATCTCTTCCAACTGGCGCATATGTTAAATGTTGATCTAGATAAAATGTGGGAGGAACATCGGTATAAAATGAAGAGTAAAAATTATAATCTGAACTAGTAATAACAACGATGAGTGTGTATATGCTCAACGATGAAGATGCTATCAACGATGTGAACCCATTTGTCACACACGACTTCTCCCTTCCTGGGGGTGTGCGACAGACGAGTAATTCTATGGATTTTGTTGAAGTGAAACCTTCTATGAATGTTCCTCTCGCAGAAAAGAGTGTATTTTGTAAGACGGGTCTGTGTAAGGAAGAGACCAAACCATGTCTTATTGAGAAGGATGTTCATCCACGACGGAATATAGATTACGGTTTCACACGGGATAAACCTGCTAGGATCGGTGTATCCAATAAAAGTATACCCTATTTATGGATTTTTCTGGTTGCTATTCTTATTGTTCTCGCTCTATTGTATTTAAGACGCTGAGAAAGTATTCAAGACGAGACTTTTTTATACACATCTGGATAGCATGTTGAATGTATTTTTTACATATCTTTTTCGCAAGCTCCATCTGCCAAGTACTCTCCATATTTATGCGGGGTGGTTGGAATGTTGGATCAATGATTTTAATAGCATGTACAAGACGAATGTATACTCGATCAGGCTGTTCATATAAAAGAATATTTTCAAGTGTGAGCTCAGTCATACGCTGACGAACCTCGATAGTTTTACGGACCATCACATCAAGGAATTTTTCATAAGGAATTGAACGTTTTTTAGACTCGAGTGTTATCCAGTCCGCTAGGGGTTCAGTATTGATGTAATCAGTATAGGTTTCATACCCTTTACCATTCACGTAGCGATCATAACTGAACTCAACGTATGAGATATCAGATTCAACGTCATGTACGTGTTTCGCAAATTTGATAAATGAAGTCATCTAATCATGCGACGTTTGTTTTCTTTAAACACCTAAGTGCAACATTTGTTATATATAAAAGCATGTATTCTTCAATCGCCAATAATAGCTTTTCGTATCTCCTAACACTCGATGATATGCGAAAAGCTTTACCCGATGAGACTAGACCTTCGTGGATCAAGATTACGACGATCACAATGGTTTCAAGCTTTATCCAGACAGTTGATATTAAAAAACTCCGCGAAACATTTGAACGAATTGGATCTTATAAGATGCGACGCGAGGGAACAAACACTGATGGGTTTGAATGGAAATTGAAACCCACCACTTTTTACAATCAGGTGACCCTAACGTACCACGATACATACAGCACTAAATCTGTAAAAGTGTTCCCCAATGGAAGTATCCAAGTTGCTGGGTGCTGTGATCTCTTCGACTGTAAACGTGTCATTACACAACTTGCCTATATCTTCAAGTTTTTCTTGGGTATGGATATCAAAATTTCAAATGATACATTTCGTGTAGTGATGATCAATTCTAATTTTAGTCTAAACTATAACGTTAACCTCATCAAAGTTGCAGACTGGTTTGAAGAGTATGATGATATATTCAAAGTCTCCTTTGAACCGGATCGATACTCAGCAGTCAAAATAAAGTTTAAACCGTCACATGATATGAAGGAGATTACATGTAGTATATTCAGTACAGGTAAGATCATCATCACAGGGGCAGAAACTCTGAAAGAGATTGCCTTTGCATACAATATCATTAATCAGCATATAAATGAGAATCCTGGTATCAGGGTGTCTCGAACACAGGAAACAGATGTTTTTGATATTTATTTGGGGTATAAATGCGATCCTTTTATCAAAAAGCTCAGGGAGGGGGGTTTTGAGTCGTGGATGAAAACGATTACGAATAGACAAATTAATTTCTAGTTTTATAATAACAATATGTCTCAGCGACTTGGTATGGCCGATGGTCGATGCTTCACCGTTAACACATCCACCCAACTGTTCAACAACTACGTCATGAAGAAGAATGGTATCTCTTTCGAAGACAATTATTCATACAGACAGCTTCTCCAGAAACAAGGTCCCGCCCTTCTCTCAAGTGTACAGGCGGAACAGGGTAAAGATAACTGCAACACCTGTGATAAACCCCTCGTGAACGCTTCCGATATCTATTAAATGAGCGAAATCACGAGAAAAACTTTAGAACCTTCCTATAGAATGTCGATATGTGCTATATGCCTCAGTGAGGTCAGGTCAACACGGAATAATACTCCGACCAGATGTGGACATATATTTCATTCCCACTGTCTACAGGAATGGAAAAATAAAGGTAAGAATACATGCCCTACATGTAGAAAAGTACTCGATGGATCTCAATTTAAGGTCACCGTGACGATTCAGAACAATTACACAGCAGCTGCAAACTCTGTGTACTTGAATGATGAATCTGTTTTAAGTGTGATGGATATGCTCGATATAACCTTCGATGTAGAAGAAACCGTAGACCTTGACAGTCTTTTTTCAGACCTTGGGGTGAGTCTTTCCGACTTTGATCCCTCGGTTCTTCACGCAGAATGAACTACAATATTTCTCATAGTTTAGACCTGGGTAGTTCCTAGAAGCCTTACGAGGATCTATGATCGCTTTACCTTTCGCATCAGTCAGAAGTGGTCCAGTCGCCCACCCACGCTTGTGACTGAATACGTTCGCCTTGAATATGATACGTGTACCAACTTTAAATGGTCCAGCCCTCTTTATCCTTGAGTCGGGAATTTTGAAAAACTTCGCGACTGAAGCGATGGTGTCTCCAACTTTGATTCGATACTCAACAACATTGTGTTGTTTGTAAAAATGAAAATCACCTTGACGGATATAGTTTGTGGGTCTTCCAGGAGACACAAACATCATCACCTTGAAGTACCCCTTCTTACATTTTTCATTTGCACCAACTTTGTACACCTTCTTGGGGTTGTCTGATACGACACGGTTTGGAAGAGTGGTGCAATGTGTATAGTTGTGATACCCATTTGACATACCGGAACGATCACCCGGAATAGACTTTTGCCATCTATAAGCCTCATAGTCACCTACGGCATAGGCATAACAATTATTGTTACCGATACCAGTAGACGACCCCCACCGTCTATTGGTAAATCGATTTTCGGAACCACTCACAGGTAGACCTTTCATTTGTAATTGGAATAGAAAAAAAATATTGACATCTAATAAATGATCCAGGAAGTTTCAAAGGCTCGCACTAAGTCTGATATGCTCACCGAGTTTCTCTTGTTTGCACTCACCATCCTCATCAGTACTTTCCTTCTCCGCCTCGTGTGGAACCGTGCTCTTGTGAAGCATATCACCGTGCTCAAACCCATCACCACCATGCTTGATGCGTTCATACTTTCCATCGGTCTCACCGTCGTCCGAGGTATTTAAACCTCTTTGTATCCAACAGTCTTTTCCCCATCAGGACTGACGAGGGTGGGGAAGGCCTTCATACCCTTACACTCCTCTTTGTCGCAATCGACAAAGGTGTGAGCCTTGTTAGCTTTTTTCATATGTTCAAGTTGCTTACGAGTCCAGCCACACCCCATGGTCCCGTAAACAGTCCAACCCTTTTCCTCCCCGACTGGGGGGGCGGCCTTCTTGGCCTGACCAGTTTTCGTCAGAATGATTATGTTGATAATCGCGAGAATAATGAAAGCGAGCATTGTTTATAGTGTATAATAATATTATTTTCGGCGAATAATCGGTTTTTGTTTTGCTTTCATTATAGTCACTGCACGAGACAACGCCGCTTTCTGATTCACTGGAGACTTCTTATTGGGAACACCGATGATCGTGGGTTTTTGGAGTTTGGTCTTAGAGGTAATATTTTTGAGAACCTTATTAAGCTTACTTACTTTCTTTTCACCGGTGAAGAATGAGTGATTCAAAACCGTTTTGAATCCTGGAATATCTCCTTTACCCTCATCTATACCAATACGACGTAGAATAGTTTGTTTTTTCATTACCATAACACCTAGATACTTTGTAGGGATGAGAGATTTGATAAATTCATGTATCTTGCGCTCATTCTCATTTTTAGGTCTAATCACTTTAATCCAAACAGTATTCAGGAAGGTGTGTAAATCATATTGGGGGTGGGATTTCTTTGATATTCCCACATATTCGTATCCACCATTTGAAATAACGGGATTAGTTATCCTAGGAAAAACTGACAGTCCAAAATCAATCATAACAGCTTCCACACCACCATTTGAGACCTTGTATGATTGATTTTCCCCCAAACGTATCACAATTTCCTTGGTCGGCACGGGGCGTACGAGAATGTTACCACCATGAAGATCATGATGTCTGAATCCGGGGAATTCTTGTTTAATTCTATATAAATTATACAAAACTTGGAGCATGACAGATTTTATCTCCTCCATTCCTGGGTTGGTTTTCCACCATATATCGAATTCCTTAGCTTTGATATGTTCTAGGTAAAGAATGTCCATACTTTCACATTTCTTATACATATATTGATCAGGAACGCCATACCCTTTCAATTGTTTTGCAACCTTGTATTCAAACGCACCTGACCCCACTGTATTCTTACTTGTATCTATCTCTTTGTAGGCAACATAACGACGACCATTGTCGTTGATACTCCCTCTATATACTTTACTGTATTGTCCTTGTCCCAACATTCTACCTTTGGCGGGTTTCATCTTTCCATATGGCCAAAATGGAACCTTTAAAAAATTACCTGGAGTACACGCCTTCTTACCTCGTAATATTTTTTTGAGATTACTCTCAAGGTTTGTCATACTTACTTATTCGTAAGAAGATTTTTCTTCTTACCAATGAGGATTTTAAGTTTTATTGTGTGATATATTTATTCATCGACTTCTTCATCTTCCTCGTCTTCAACATCGACATCGGTAGGAAGATCAACACCCTGGAAGGCGAATGATGGGAGTTTGGCGGACTGTTCAACAAGGGCCTGTTGAAGGCGGATAGTCACACCGAACTTGTTATCGATGAACCAGATTTGATTAAGATCAACGATAGCCATACATTTTTGACCCTTTTCAATGCTGTCGACAGAGACAGATTGTTTCTGCATGGAGTATGCTTCAGGAACAAATGTACCATCTGGTTTGGTGAGAATCTTGAGTTTAATAGTGGCTGGGTACTGCTCTTTACCAGGGCGAATCATGGGTTTGTAGAGTGCTTCTTTCAGGACAGCGACGTTAAACTCTTTACCGAGCCACTCCTTGGAGTTCTTGGCGACAGTATCTACGATTATATCATCGAGTTCTTTGAGTTTGTCGTGCAGTTCCATCGCTTCGGTGTTATCGGGATCAAATGAAAGATCTAACGAATACGAGGTGCGCCCTGTACCTTCGTCAGTAAAAGCACTCAGGCCATATGGTGATCGCATAAAAGGAAATTGAACGTAAATTTTTTTGTTGTCGCCGCTATTCAGGTAGACGGCTTTACCGCCATTTTTGTTTTTACGAAATTTTGAAAATTGCACAGAGGCAGAGGAGAATTCAGTAGAGCGTTGGATAGTGAGCGACATTGTTGGTTGGTTATATATACATTATGAGGCTTGACTTTAAGTATTTTTTTTTGTTGACATATGTTAAAAGTAATTATGGGTGTTTTTAAAGATTGTGGATGTGGCTGCAACGGTGAGAAACAACAGGAAAAGTTTATCATTTCCGTTATTTCGGGTCTTACATTTTTCATTGTCGCGAACCCCGAAACGTTCCGTCTCGTCCGGCGGGTATTAGGCCCCGCAATTGCGACACCAACAGGGTGTCCCTCTACACTCGGACTTCTCGTACACACTGTTGTCTTTATACTCATCGTGTGGGGTATGATGAACCTACAAAACAAGAAGAAGTCCTCTAAAAAGGGGTGTGGTTGCGGTGATAAAAAAAAGGATACGGGTTGTGGTTGTGGTGATAAAAAAAGGGAAAAGGGTAAGAAGGTTGTGATACAACCCCCAGGTCCTATGGTTGACGCACCCGATGCGAAACCTGGTTTCGCCGAACCACAGATAGAGTTAGAGAATACTGGACGTACCCTCGAACCCATGTCTGTATCTTCCGATGGCAACCTGTTTTAATTAAATATTTATTCAATCAATCACTCTTAAAATGTATGTACACATTTTAAGATTGAAATTGTGAGTTATTTACTGAATTATGCATCAACCTCATCCATGTACACCCATGCGGGAGTGACGGCACTAAAATCGTATACCGCCACCTTTTTTTCCGTATTAGTCATTGGGGTCACAGCAGTAACATTGGTACCATCCGCACCTAACAACTTCACAGTCGCATTTTTGAGACTATCATCGCCAATCATCACAGCTGTACCGACCTCACCTGCGGGAACTTGTCGTGGATACTCTGCCGTATCCTTAAATATTTTGATAGAACCAATTTGTTGTAATGAACCGAGATCAATTTGTATATACGGAGATTCAGCACTCGTGCCTGTAACAGTGCCAACATCGTCTTGAATA